CAAATTCCTCCTCCGCGCCGTACAGCCCGTTGCGGATGGCCCTTGCCACCAGACCCCACGCCTCTGCCTCCGTCATTTCCGGTTTTGCCGTCAGCAGGCGAAGTTTGGCCTTTACCTGCCCGATGGTGGGCGGAAAGCCCTTTTCGTCGCTTTCGATCACGCTTTTTACCGCCGCCGCCACCAGCGCCACCTCGTCATGGGCAAACATATCCGCCCAAAGGCTGATGGCCTTTCGCATATCCGGTGCCTCCGGCCCAGTGTAAAAACGTGGATATGCCGCCGTCAGAATATCCATGATGATGCCTGTCTCCTGTCTGGTCATGTTGTGCGGCCCTCCTCCGCGTCCATCTCCGCCGCCACTTCGGCCCAGCTTTTCCGCTTGGGTACTTCGGCGGCGCAGCCCTGTCCCGATCTGTCCGCGTAATTCCCACTCAGGACCTTCGCCATGTTGGCGTCCCGGATCAGCCAGTCGAAGTTTGCCATAAAGTTTCGGTTGTTGCCGCCGTTGAGGAAGGTGCTCTCCCCCGCCATGGCAAACAGCCGCCGAAAATCGTCCAGCTTGTACCCGGAGCTGTACCGTGCCCGGATCGCCTTTTTCCTCGCCTCGCTCAATGCGGTGCATTTCGGCATATTGGGACACGCCGCGTTGTAAAGATCCGCGATCTCACGGTACGGAATGGAAGCTGGCCGCTCCGCCGTGGGCGTTGCCGCCGGTTCGGAGGCAACAAGTTCTTCTGAACGTAGTGAAGAAGAACTATCTTCTATATCTACTTCTCTTTCTTCTTCTGAAACAGCGACAGGTAGCGACTGGTCGGCATGGCGGTCGAGCGATGTGTCAGACGATTTTTCAATCAGCCGCTTTTGGCTTGCCCGCCGCTTTGCCTGATAAATCCGGTCCCGCTCCTTCTTTTTCTCGTAAGAATCTAACGTCTGGTGCTTCCCCCAGTTTGGGATCGTGATCACATCGTCTACAATCTCGATCATGTCGAACTGCTCAAAGGTCCGAAGGGCCATCCGTACAAGGCCAATGTCCCGTCGGAAGATGGATGCCAGCATTTCATCCGTGTACGCAATGCGGTTGTTCAGAATAAACACGCCGCTGTTGTTCTGCTTCCCAGCCAGCACCAGCAATTTGAACCAGATCACGATGATGCTGTCCGCACTTGGCATGGATTCGATCATCAGAACCTTTTCATCGTCAAAAATGTCCGTGGTAATCTTGATCCACTTCACGTCACTTGCCATGGCTTCGCTTCATCCTCCCTAAATCTGCGGTACATAATCGTAGGGTTCGTCCTCTGCGGGCTGTTCCCACGGCAAAACGGCGTCCTCCTGACTGTCAAGGGAACCCGCCTGACTGCCGCTGTGTTCCATAGGATTCGCCGGTTCATGGGAGCGCGGCTTCTCACTTTCTGCCGCAAGCAGCCCCAGCACTGCCGCCATCACCGTCTGCGGGGCCACGAACTCCGCATGAAGCTCGCTCCACTCCTTCTGTTCCCCGTCACGGGTGGTGTAGCGCCGGGTTTTCCACACGCCGCACACCAGAACGGCATCTCCCTTTTCCAGACACGATGCCATGCGGGTCACGTCATCGTCCCCCACAGCGGACACATTCATGAACTCGCCCTTGGCGTACTTCATGCCAAATTCCGCTTTCGGCGTCCCCTTGGCGGTGGCCCCGGTCTTGACATCGCGGGTCACGATGCCGGCACACATCATGTACCGGCTCCCGTCCTCCTCCCGCGTCTTAATGGAGATCAGCATGGCTCCTCACCTCATTCCCCGAAGAAGGTGGCCGCATAGTCCATGCCCTCGTCCTGTGCCGTCTGAGGGGCCTCTGTGGTCTTTTCGACCTTGGGGGGTGTAACCATACCGGACTCGCTTTTCACGGTCTCCTGATGAGCTTCCACAGCCGCAGGCGCGGTCTCTATCACCTCTCCGGTAGATGCCACCGTGCGCTCCGGCATGGGCATATCCGGGATCATGCCCTCGTCCTCGGCGCTGGCTTCCTCCATAAGCTGGGTCTTGACCTCCGGGGACAAGGGCGCGTAGCCGCTGTTCAGCAGCTGCCGCAGAATCGTCTTGCGGCACATCCGGTCCTGCCCGCCGTTGGGATCATACCAAGGGGAACCGTTCAGCAGTTTTTCCACGTCCTTGGGGTTCATCTCCCCGCTCTGCATGGACTTGAACTTCTCATAGCTGAACGCCTTGGAGTACCGGTCCGCATGGCGCAGGAGCCGGTCCATGGGCCAGTATTCAAAACGGAAGGTCCCGTCCTTCAGTTCGTAGTAGCCGTAGTAGCCGATAATGGGCTTACTCTGCCGTTCTTCATCGCTCTCGTACTTGGCAAGGTTCACGATGGGCTTACCGGTCCGGCGGCTCCTCCCCTCAATCTCGCCCTCACGAATGTCCGTACAGTCGATGTCGGCATAAAACCCGGTGGACATGGCAAGCTGGATGTAGCCCTTGTAGCCCAGAATGTACGTTGCGGTAGTCCCGTAGGGCACCACATAGTAGCCATGGCCGAAGATCAGGCCCATGCCCTCGCCCCGAATCGCCGCCGCTACAATGGTGCTGGGTTCACAGTTTTTCAGCTGTTCACTGGCATTCACGGCGGAGATCAGGGTGGAAGTCAGCCGCGCCGCCGCCTTGTCGCTCCGCAGAGCACTCTGGATCATCTTCTGCATACTGGGGGCCGCGATGGCCATGGAAAACGTGGGCTTGTCCCGCTGGGTCTGGGCCGCAAAACTGTTGGTTGCCTTCATGTCAAAATTCCTCCCTTATTCAGTCCGCGCGGCCAAAGGCAATGCCGTTGGCCAGCATATAATCCCGCAGTCCGTTCAGCTGCTCCACCGTGCCTGTCACCCGGAACGAAAGGGTGACGGTCTGCGGAGCCGTGCGCTTCGGCTGTACCTCCGCCGCCGGTGCCGGTGCTTCCGTCTGAATGGCTCTGGCCGCTTCCACGGCGGCCTGCACCCGCTCCGCTCTGGCGGCTTCCTCCGCCGCCCGCGCAGCCTCGGCCTGCTGTCTGCGCTGTTCCTGTTCCGCCTTTCGCCGTTCCTCAATCTCCTTCACCCGCTTGAGCGCCTGATCCTTTTTCAGCACCGTGGGCAGATCGTGGCACTGCTTGTACTCTTCCAGCAGCGTGGTCTCGAACTCGCTGTTCAGCCCGCGGATGGCAGCAATACTGCTATCGCACTTGCTGATCGCCACCAGAATGTCCTTGTGGGCCTGTTCCTCAGAATAGGTGGCGTTGCCCCACCGCTTGTCCAGAACCGCTTCCCACGGGAGAAATTCCGCAAGTTCTCCGATGCGCTCATCAAAAAAGGGCCGGATAGCGTCCAGTTTCTCCGTGCGGCACCGTTCGTCAAAGGCTTTGATCTGACCGTCCAAATTGGCGGCAGATTCGTCGCACAGGGCCGTCAGTGCCTTGCACTTCCCCTCAAAGGGGGCATAGCTTGCCAGCGCCGCCGCCTTCGCCATCTTCCGGCACTCGTCGATGCGTGCGGCCACGGAGCGGATGTTGGCCCGGTACTTCTTTGCCGCGCCGATAGCCTCCTCCGTCACCACCATGCCCCGGTATGGAGCCAGATTCTCTTCCAGCCACGCCTGACACTCTTCAAAGTTGGCGGAAATGTTAAACTCCTTCAGTGGAGTAAGATCCGTGGTAATGGCAAATTCCATTGCACTGCTCATGCGTCCGCGTCCTCCTTTTCCCCGGTGTCATAGGCCGTGATCTCCTTCAGCAACGGCATGATCCGCTCGTCCACACGGCTCTCCGGCACGTTGATCTCCACCACCATGGCCCGCTTGTCTCCCCCCTTGGTGGGAGCCATTACCTTGTCCCCCACGTTCAGGGGCAGGCTCGTCTGATAAGTGAAGGTGTTCCCCGCATACGCTCTGTGCAGGGGCTTGTAGTAACGAATGTTCACCAGCATCATGCGTCCTCCCCGTCCGTCTTATCAGCATCCTCCGCCTCCACAGCGGCAATGGCCTTCACAACAAGTTTCAGATCGGGATGCGCCTGGAGAATCCGATCAATCTCCTCCTGCGCCCTCCACAACAGCCTGCCCACAAGAATGGGATCTCCGTGGAGGGAGGTGAGTACATGCGTATTCTCCTCATTTGCCGCAATGCAGGTAAACGCCGCAGAGTCCCTGTCCATCACAACCTCCCCGGATTCCACGCTTTTCACCGTGATGTGATACTGTTCCTGTTCCATATAAATTCTCCTTTTCATGTTTTATTTTTTTCGGAGTTGTGCGCCTTACAAAATCAAAGTCTGGGCGGGCATCGTCCCCGCCTCCACATGGCGCCAGAAGTCCGTTTCCTGTTCCAGCAGCCAGTTCAGGTCCGTCTCGTGCTCCCGCCGCTCAAAATCGTAGCGGCGCAGGGTGATATTGCCGGACAGATCATAGAGCGCCGCATAGAGCACGGCGAAGTCATACCCGGTGGCAAGCAGCTGGTGAAGGATCTGCGTGAAATAGTTCTCAGGAACCTGATCCCGCCATTTCGCCCAGTCAATCCCACGGCTCACCGTAGAGGTTTTGATCTCCAAAATGCCCTTCCGTCCGGTGTCCGTCTCCGTCAGTTCTCCATCCAGCGTGGCAAAAAGCCATGGGCGGTCGCTCTGGTAGAGAATGTCATAGGCACCGTAGTAAAGCTCGTAGCCGGGATACTGCGCCATGAAGAAGTCCCGGATGGCCGGTTCCATTCGCCGCCCCAGCTCCACGGCCTCGTTGCCGCCGAGATCAGGAGCGGCTTGCGCCCCGGTTTTCTCCTTCCACAGCGTCAGCGCCGTTTTCCATGGGCTTCGCCCAATGGCCGCCGCCGCCTCGCTGCCGCCAATGCCACGGCACCGTCCTGCCAGCCATTGTGGCCGGTCCTGGAAAGTCAGCCGTACTAACTCACCCATTTTTCAGTTCCTCCCAATACCCCATCACGGTTCTGGCATAATCGCTGTGCCCCGGATGGCCGCTGTTGTAGGCCGTCAAGGCGTTCTCTACGTCATACCGGCTCAAAAGCTCCGCCATGTAGTCGCAGGCCACCCGGAAATTTCCGAAGGGGTCCATCAGGTCTGTGACCCCCAGCCGCTCCATCCGGGCCTTGTGCCACCGGGGCTGTACCTGGCAGTAGCCCCAACTGGCCCCGCCATCCCCCTTCACGTTCCGGTAGCCGGTCTCCTTGCGGATGATTGCCAGCATCAGTTCATACTCCACGCCACTTTCCTCACAGGCCGCCCGAAGATAGCTTTGAAGGTCTCCGTCCAGCGGAACATCCGCCCGGAAATACCCGCTGTCAAACAGCGCCGCTTCGATCTTCTCGTTCTCGTAGTCCTCCTGAACCGGCGGGGCTGTCTCAGGGTCCAGTTCTTGCCAGAGGACCAGCGAAGCGTACTCCGCCGCCGGGGTATCGTCCCCGTCCAGCCGTCCCGCCGTCACGGTCGGTGCCTCCGGCTCCGGCTTCCCGGTCTCCCGCGTCAGCCACAGTGCTGCCAGAACCAGCGCCACAGCGCCCCACAGCAGCAGCGCCTTGCGAATGGCCTTCCGCCTACGCTCCGCAGCTTCCCGCCGTGCCACGCGAAGCGCGTTTTCCAAGTGGGCTTCCCACGTGGCCTCCGCCTCGTATTCCTCAAAGGTTTTCATCAAATTTCCGTCTCCTTACAGCAAAAAAAAGCGCCGCCGAATGGCCCGGTATCCCCGGTTCCATCAGCAACGCTCTGCTCCTCTGCCCCAACGCTTAGGGACAGGCATCTCATTCAATTTTCCCATAGGCTTACTTGATCTCGTCCCGCCGGATGCGGATCACCTTCACGCCGTCCTTCACCGGGATCAGCTCCACACGGTCCCCGTGGGTCAGCGCCTTTTCAATGGCTTCCAGCGTCTTTGCGCTGATATGCGTTGGTGTCATGATCCTCTTGCTCCCTTCGTTAATAGCGGATGGCATCTCGCAGTTCCTCAATGGGAATGTCCAGTGCGCGGCCCAGTTTCAATAGTTCCTTCAGCGAAAAGTCCTGCGGGGACTTCTTCCGAGACCGTAGGGTCTGCGGCGTCATGCCCGCCTTCTCCGCCATCGTGCCCACCGGCATCCCCATGGCGGCCTGTCTGCCCCACAGCAGTGAGATCAAAACCTCGTCATTGGGCTTCCGCCCCAGCTTTACCCGCGGCATCCCGCCGCCTCCTTTCGTGATTAGTAATCAACTGAATCAGGCTGATTGGTTCCACTCCTAAGTCCAGTTATATAGTTGCGAACCGCAATCGCCAACTCCAACAAGGAATAGCACTTTAGGGCTGAAATCTCACATGTGGCTTCAATCAGAATCTCTTCTGCCGAGTCATATTCCCCAATTCGAGCAAAAGTGGAAGCATCTGCCAACTTACTTGCAACCTTGCCAAACTTTGCAAACTGCTGTTCCAAGGTCAACCCATCAAACGCAGAACTCAAAAAAACGTTTATATCCTTATCTCCCATGGTTTACCCCTCTGGTTTCACAGTTTTTTCTCCAAGAAATTTGTTCACAAAATAAATCTGCGCTTTTGGGGTTACTTTAACGGTCTTGCTCACCGTCACCGTCCCGTCCGCATGGGTAATTGCCGTTTCCTTGATAGTGAAAAGGCCCATCTCCATGCTCCGCTGCGTAGGCATATTGTAATCCGAACCGGCACGGCGAATTAGATACCCGTTTTCGCGCATCCAGCGGAACAATCTCGTTCCTCCAATGTCCACGCCGTTCTGTCGAAGCAGTTTTGCCAACTCCCCAACAAGGATAGAGGTGTTGGACGCCGCCACGCTGTCCGCAAACAGCACTTTAGGCCGGTTCTCTTCCGCCTTGGCTTCCAGCACCCGGCGCTTCTGCCGTTCCTCCTTCAAGGTGGTCGCAAGCTGGATAATGTAGTCAGGGTCAGTCAGTGTGCGCTCGATAACCTCCGGCGTCATGTAGGCCCCATGCTTGCGGATGGTGGGAATTACTTCTTCCACAATCCAATCCGTCAGGCGTTCTGCGGTGGGAAGTTTTGAGCCAAAAGAAAGCCGGTAAACATCACTCTCCGGTATAAAAGACATTTCAATCGTCTTTTCATGAGACTGTGGGTGAGGTATACGGCGTTTTACCGTAGACCGACAATGCGATGCAATCGCATCGTTGGGGCGTATATATCCAAGTGCCTTTGCTACATCGCTTGCACAAAAAAGCACTTTCCCTTCTTCTTCAAGGGTTCTGATCTCCCCAAACTCCGGGTTATTGAAAATCTGCAATTCATTCATTTTCAGTAACCTCCTGTGCGGCTTTCTCAATCAGTCTATCAAGCGCCGCCCGCAGCTTCGCCTCCGCTTTCGGCGCGTCCGTGTCCTGATTGAGCACGGTGCTAATGTACTTAGGGTTCATACCAGCCTCCGCCGCAACCTCTTTGATCGTCAATCCGGCGTTGTGTATCTTCCCCACCAACTCGCCGGTCCATTTTGCAGGCATTAAATCTTACCTCCTTCATCAAAAATGTTGACTTTGGTTAGATTCCATGTTATGATGCAAGTGACCAAACCAGCAAAATCCATCAACCTAACCGCCGTCAAATTAACTGACCAAAATCAGTTTATACACTTATAGTACCTGACTGCGGTCAGATTGTCAACCTGTTTTTTCTGATTTTGGTTAGTTTCGGCATAATGATCAAAATCAGGGGGCAAGACTTATGTTTTATGACAGATTTAAACTGCTGTGCAAGCGGAAAGGCATTTCCTGTACGAAAGCAGCTACGGAAAATGGTTTCAGCAACTCTACGCCGACTAAGTGGAAAAAGACGGCCGCCACGCCGGAGGGTTCTACCATTTCCGTTTTTGCCGATTACTTTAAAGTCCCCGTAGAATATTTGATGGGCTTAACCACACAATCTCAAATCGACGAATACACTTTCCGCTTGGCGGAGCTGGAAAAAGCGTTGAAAACCGCCACGGAGGAAGATGCGGACAAAATTGCGCTGGAAATCGACGTCCTGCAGGAATCCCTCAACGACCTGACCTTTAGCCAGAACATCGAGGCTGCGGCTGACCGTCAGGCCAAAAAAAATACCCGCCCCGCCAAAAGCGGGACGGGCAGCGCCTACGCGCAGTCGATTTATGATTTTGTCGATTCCTGCGAGGCTGGCCAGCTGGCCGACCTTGCGCAGTACGTTGAGTTTTTGAAAAGCCGTCAGGGGGAGCCTACTACCTGATTTCCGTTTTCCATCGGCGCGCCGAACGCCCCGCCTTGAATGGCATCCCATAGCTTTTTCATGCTTTCATCCGACAGGCCTTGGATCTGGCGTTTCAATTCCTCCCGCGCCACCGTCTCCGGATAAGTTCCATTCCCATTTGCTTCATATCCGCACATACAAGTCCTTTCTCCCCATCCGTTCCGTTTTTCTCCCTTGCCCCCTGAAGCTGTGATAGAGAGCCGCCGCCCCAGCCACGAAAGCGGCGGCCCATAGCAGACCCGCCGCCTGGGGGTGCGGTAGGTCTGCTTTTATCGTACCATCAAAGCCTCAAGTTTAATAGTCTTAATACACACGATTTCGGTGTTGATACACACAATTCCGGTTGCTATTTCGTGCATTTTGTCAATTTTCGACAAGGAGGTGCTCTTTGTATGCTGTCATTGATTGATCAGTGCCGCGCTGCAAAAGAAGAAAAACACATCACCAACAAGGAGATCGCGGACGGCAGCGGAGTTCCTCTCAACACGGTGAACAATATGTTCCGTGCCACCACCCATTCCCCTACGTTGGAAACTCTCGGCCCCATCTGCGCTTTTCTCGGTATTTCCATTGATCAGTTTTTGGGAATGGAACCAACGGAAGATTCTCCGCCCCCGGAAACCATTGAGGAGATCGTAAACCGGGAGCTGGATGTCTACCGTCAGGAGATCAACGGCCTGAACGCCCAGAATGAGATTTTACGTGAGTTCGTAAACCATCAGAACCGCGGTATCCGTTTGCGAAACTTTCTTTTGTTCCTGCTGATGGTCCTTCTGATCTTCGCCTTGGCTTACGCCGCATATCTGGACTTGCACTGTCTAAACTTCGGTTTCTTCCACGGCTGATACACACGGGAGGTGTGTGCATGAAATGCAAAAACTGTAAGCGCGTCATTGACGATGATTCCATTTTCTGCAAATGGTGCGGCGAACGTCAGATCAGGGAGCGCAAAAAGAAAGACGAGATCAAAGTCCCCTCCCCACGTCAGCTGAAGTCCGGCAAGTGGAACATCGAACTGCGGGCCGAAGGGCAGAGTATCACGGAGGATACCGCCGCTCTCTGCGAAGCCAAGGCCCGCGCCATCCGCGCCGGCTTTCTGGAAGCCAAAAAGGAATCAAAATGCAGTCTCACGCTTCTTCAGGCAATCGACAGTTATTTGGAGAAAAATCAATCTCTATCCCCGTCAACGATTCGTGGATATGAGTGTATCAAAAAGAATCGCTTCCCCGGAAAGATCAACGCCAAAATACAGGATATATCAAATTGGCAGCAGGAAATCGACGAAGCCAGTGAAACCCTGTCCCCTAAAACAGTGTATAATTCATGGGGTCTTGTTTGCACCGTGATGCGGGACAACCATATACCTTTGCCGGAAGTCCGTCTCCCTCAACGCATAAAAAAAGACCTTCCCTGGCTGACCTACCAGCAGATCCTTGTTTTTGTGGACGCTGTGAGCGGCAGCCGGTTTGAAGCGGGCGCGCTGCTGGCCCTTCACAGCCTCCGCCGTTCTGAGATATTCGGCCTTTCCTGGGGAAATATAGACTTGAAGAAAAAGCGAATCACCGTTCAGGGCGCACGGGTCATGGATAAAAACGGAAACTTCGTGTACAAAAAGACCAACAAAAACGTTTCGTCTCAACGCACGATCCAAATTATGATCCCCGCCCTTTACGAGCTGCTTTCGCAGCGGAAAAGCGCCGGCCTTCCAATTCTTGATTGTACTGAAAATTCTTTGCGTGGCGGAATCAACCTGATCTGCAAAAAGAATGACCTTCCTGAGTGCGGCGTTCACGGTCTCCGCCGCTCCTTTGCCTCCCTCGGTTTCCATCTTGGGCTAAGCGAATTGGAAGTGCAAGAAATCGGTGGATGGAGCGATCACAACACCGTTCACAAGATTTACCTGAAACTTGCCAAAGAAGATCGGCTCAACGCCGAAAACAAAATGACAGAATTCTACAAAAGCAGCCCTCGCTCTTAAAGCGGGGGCTTTCCCGTTCGTAAAACCGTTCGTAAAATCGAAGATAAAACTCCTGTTTTTTGGTTTTTTTGTTATCGTAATAGAAAATATTTTTACCATCCAAGAACGGCTGAACCCGTTGAAATATAAGGAAAACCCCACAATCACAAGGATTGTGGGGTTGGTCCGAGTGGCGGGAGTCGAACCCGCTAATAAATGGCTATATATGTTGATATACAAGGGCTGAACTTTGTCGTTCGTAAATTTGTTCGTAAAATCGTGTTAAAATAGTGTTTCCACATAGCACCAGCTCTGGGGCGGGCGCTTGATGTCACCGCTCAATTTTTTGCAGCCTGTGCATTCCCATGTGTATTCTGCATGGCAAGAATCGCACGGGTCAGTTGCACGCCGGAACTCACTTAGTTCGCGCGGCTGGTCATAGATCAGCAGGTCGGAGATGTGCCAGCCGTAGAGAAGTGGCGCTTTGGCCCCATAAGCGTTGAGTTCTTCTTTTGAAACACACGACGCGGATATGGCTCTGATTTCGGTTTCAATATCGTCATTACCCCATTTGTTGAGTGAGAGGTAACAATAATCGAAATTTTCAGGTATTCCACGCTTACGAATTTCATAAATCCGGTCACAGGTGAACTCGCCAATGACCTTGCCGTTTCCTATGGCACCGCCCACCGGGATTGCCGCATCCACATCCATGCAGGCAATCAGGTTTGTGCCTGTCTGATTCTGCATAAATGCAAGGTGCTTGTCCCTTGTGCAGTAGATATAGCACTTAAACGGCGTTTCCAGCTTCGGCTTGATCTTGCGGACTTCGATGGTTTTCTCACCATTGACGATCTTCTCCACCCACTTCGGGCGGATACTCAGCATAACAGCCTTACTCATGCTCTTGCCTCCATCTTCTCCAAAAACTCATCGATCCTGCCCTGGTCTGCCACAACAACCTCTTTCCCGATTTTCTCGGCGTAGGCCCGCTCTAACCGTGCCCCGGAACTCTCACGCCAGTCCGGCAGCAGAACCACACAGTCCGCACAGTCGATCATGGAAAAGCAGATACGCATATAATCGCCCTGCTCCATGCCGGAGGGGAGGTTCGCCGGGTTTAGGACACAATGTCCCATGGCAGTGAGGGCTTGCTCCGCCTTGGCGAATTTCTCGCGATAGTTCTTGTCACCGGTGATCTTCCCGGCAACATATACCCGCAGGTGTGCTCCAACCTGAACGTCAAACGCCCGCTTCGCGGGCCGCTGCTTGCTTACAACTCTAATGTACTCAATCATCTTTACTCTCCCATCTCCGGCCGCGTAAGCGGACGGTACACCGTATGAATATCATTCTTCCATGGCGTCAGCCAGACGCACCACATCACGTCCATCAGCGGACTTCCCTTCTCTCCTGGCATCCGCTTCTTGAAAAAGAAATCCGGGCGCCACGTCAGCGGCAGAATGTAACTGGGCGGGATCTCGTCAAACAGCTTCCGCCGGCACGTTGCGTTCCAATACTGCGACTTGAGCAGGAACGCAAAAGGCTTGCCCAGCTCCGCCGCCCTGCGGATAAATGCCTCCGCCAGCGAGAAAGGCGGGTTTGTGATGATCCAATCAGCCGCGTCAATGCTGGACTTCAAGAAGTCCGTCCCATCCAGAATGTCCGTTGCATAGATGGTCTCAAAGTAGGTCTGAAGCACACCGGCCATATCGCCCTCTTTCGTTGCCGGTTCCCACACGGACGTTGTGTGCGGAAGATTCAAAAAGCGCATAAGCGCCACCGTCACATCCGGCGGCGTGGGATAGAAGTCTGACTGACTCCGCCCATATGCACTGTTCCCGCCAGCTATCCTGCTTGCATTCAAGCTATCCATATTCAACCTCCCGTAAACAAACTGATCTGCGCCGTGTGTTCCGCAAAACGCTTTTCCTGCGCCTGAAAATAGTGAGGGTCAATCTCACACCCAACAAAATCAAAGCCAAGATCATAGGCGGCTATGCGGCTGCTGCCGCTGCCTAAGTGGGTGTCCAGTATCTTGTCCCCCGGTTTTGCGTACTTCTGCAAAATCCATGTGTATAACGCCACCGGCTTCTGCGTCGGGTGGATGCGCTTCTCATTAAGAGCTTTGTTCCCCTGTTGGACTGTCCCCTCTGCAATACTCTTTCCCTGCATCATGCCGCGCCACATAAACCGGAATATGTCGGTTCTCAAATTCAAAGAGTTAAACGCAATCTCAGCCCCAGACTGATTGGCCCCGTCATTGCACTTGTCCCACACGATTGCTCCGCCGCGAGGAAGAACAAAATAGTTTGCTCCCCAGATGATCTGGTTCTTGCTGACCCGGAAAAGCTCCGCAAAGTACCGCTCATCCGCAGGGGAACGGTCAAAGCCTGCCTTTTCGTAGCCGCCATCCTTGACGTAAATCCGTGCTCCATTCTTCTGTGTTACATAGCCGCTCCGGTCCTTACCGCCATCTTCTCCGATTCCATAAGGAGGGTCTACCACAGCCAGATCAAACGCCTTGTCCTGCAGCGTCCGCATATACTCCATGCAGTCCATGTTATAGGCTACGTTCAATCCTTTTTCCCTCCCTCGATCACGGTAAATGCCCCTCGGCGCTTGACCGCCGCACGAGCCTCCTTCTGCTTCATCTGTTCCAGATGCTCTTTATACTTCGCCGGCAGGCGAAATTTTTCACACGATTTTCGCCATTGGCTCCGCTTCGTATAGTCCCCATCGAACCACTTGCACTCGTCACAGCAATAGCAGACGTCCTCCACGTCCTTGATCTCTCCCGGCGTGAAGTATGCGCTGAATAACTCGCAGTTATAGAGACAGTTGTTGCAGACACACCCATAACAGCTCATTCCGCATCTCCATCAGCCGGAACGTTCTTATCCGCAAAATAAAGATGTCCGTTGCCAATAGCCCTGATAAGCGTATCAACCTGCCAGTGCATAAAGACTTGTTTATGAACCGTCCTCCCATGCCAGAAAAAATACTGCGTCTCCGGGGGACGCAGAAAGTCCTCAATGCTCTTGACCCGCGCCCCCTGTTTGTATTTCCGCTTATATGCCATACATACACCCCCTATTTTTGACATAACATCTCTCGTCTCAGCCTAAGCCCCTTCCTCCCGCCGCTTGCGCCCCTTCTTTGGAGATGACGCCTTGCGGCTTTTCGGAAAGGCCAGGTAACGTGGGTTTGCGTAGCGGAGGACATGATACAGTCTATCCAGCCCCCGGTTGATTGTCCTCCTGACGGTTAGCTCGGCTACCCCCATCTCTTGCCCGATCTCCCGTACATTCATGCCATAGGCGAAAAACATCTCTATATACTCCCTCTGTTTATCCGTCAGTTCTTCGTCCATCGCCACCCGCAGGGCTTTTATCGTATGAATGTGGAAGTCAGTTTCTTCGGGAGACTCCCCCAGCAGCCACGCCGCATACTGACTCTTGTCTCCCCAAAACTCAAACAATGACACAAACCGATCAGTCCCTCTCCGTGACACCTACAATCACCTCCGTTGCCATGACTTCACAAAAGTTCTCCTATCTTTAGCATAGCAACCCCATCCAATAGGGTTTTTGCACACCCACTTCACCTACCGCCTACCAGCACGTCACCTACCGATTGCCTGCGTCCCGCCCGCACCGCGCAACCTAAGTACGTATTCCCCACATAAGCGAAGCGTTTTTATAAAAATTTTTTTGGACCCCTTTTTGACTTTTCCGTTTTTTGCCCCCGGTTTTCTAAACTACCCCCCCTTAGCGGGGGAAGAAAAGGACACGGGTGAGAGAACATGGGGGGAGGGGGAAGAGTTGTGGAGAGAATCTGCGCCGATCCGGTGTCCAGGTCTGTAAACCACCCCCCACCCAGCCGGGGCCGTGGTCAGCTGGTCAGCTGGTCAGCCGGTGCCATTGGAGCGGAGGCGGGGCCGCTGGGCGGGTCTCGGAGAGGGTCAAATCTGTTGCAAATGCCTAAACCGTTGCCATAATAAGCAATTAGGGCAACAGTTACCGCCCTTTTTGGTGGTAAATGCAACAACAGCCCATGCCGCCATTGTGCAACATGACGAAAGACGGCGGGAGCCGGGGCCGCTGCCGGTTCTCTGGCCCTCGGCGCCGGTGGTGGTGGCCGTCCTCCGATGGTCGGCGGCTGGCCCGCTGGCGGTTCCCGGTCTGGCATGGTCGGCGGTGGCCGTGGTGCCCGATCTGAGGCAATCAGCCGGAACAGACCGCCGCGGGGGACTCCTCCACCCCTTCCCCCTTTTCCCTTGTCTATTGCTTCCGGGCCTGCGGGAGTGCTCCGCGCCTTTCTTCATTGGGGTAAAGCGTCCGGGGGGTCTATGAGGTACGATTTAGGGTACTATAATAGACCGCGCCCGCAAGAAACGCGCGCGCACGCATAGGGGTTAAAAATAGCCCTCTGGCGTGGCGTAGGATGCAAGCGGCTGCGCGGCGTGGGTCTGTGGTGCGGTGCTGGGCGGTATTGCTCAGAGGGCACGAGAAAAGCCCGCGGGGGGCATTCCCTGCGGGCTGTGGTGGCTGGTGGTATTAGGTTAGAAACAGTTCGCCGTTGATCTCAAGGCTGACGGCCTCTTGTTTCATCTCGCATTTGATCTTCCGGCAAATAGCGACGATTTCGGTGCCGTGGCGCTCGATGTCCTCGGCGGCGGCGTTGCTGTAAACGATGGTCACGGCCTCGCCCATGAGTCCGGCGGACTGGCTCACCCAGTAGCTGCGGGCCTCGGTGGCGGTGGCCCCGCCAAACATGGCGGATAGCTTCGCGGCGACTTCCTCCACCTGCTGCCGGTTGTCGGTGGGGTGGTCGGTGTCGGTGGTGCTGGGCACGTAGATAGCAACGCGGGAGTCAAGGCGGACAACGCCGGGGATCGTTTCAAAAAAACTCTTTTTCATTTTCTGTTCCTTCTCTTCCTTATGCGGTCGCCCGTGCGCGGCGGTTGATCTCTGCGAGTGCTGCCCTTACTGCGGATTCATCCTCGGCGTATGCCGTGCCGGAGATCGTCCCGCAGGCCCTCCGGTATGCTGCCCGGTCATCAGCCCAGGCGATCAGCTCGCAGAGCTTATCCATGCTCATTTTGCTATAATCCATTCTGTGGCCCTCCTAAAATATGGTGATGGTTGGCGGTCGGCGGGGCCGGTGTTCCGGCCCCGTGGCGGTTAGTCCTCTACGTTATAATCATTTCTCATGCAGCCGATCAAAGCACGGGCACTGCTGGCGACCCGCTCCGCTTCTTCGCGGCGGTGGGCGTCGCTCCGCTTCGTGCTGCTGGGCACCGCTGCCAGCAGCGCATCAATGGCGGCGCGGAGTTCGTCAAGATCCATGTTGTAGGCTTCTTTACTCGTCATTTTGTAATCCTTTCCGGGGCGGTGCCCCTCTGACCTGTCGGCCTCCGTGGTGTTGTCCTGTTCCTTATGATCTTATTATATATGGGTAAACCCCATATTTCAATAGTCAATTCCAACAAAAGTAAACCCCATATTTTGTATAATATTTATGGGGTAAACCCCTTGCTTTTCTGCGCCTGCCTCGCCTATAATAATAGATGTCAAAAGGATAGCACCAAACCACCGGACCGGCGGCCGCTCCGCTGGGGAAAGGATGTAAAAATGTCGGATTTATTGGAAAGGTGCGAGGCCCAATATGGCCCCGTCGCAAGTGGCTATTTGTACACGCTGGGCGGTGATCCTGCCGACATCGTGGCGGAGATGGAGCGCAACCAGGCAGCGCCGGAGGCGGACCCGCTCGCGTTTCTGGCTCCGCTGATGCCCACCACCCCGGAACAGGACGCACACAACGCCATCATGTGCGAGATCCAGCGGCTCTATTTTCTGCCGATCTCCCGCGCTTCCGCTCTGGCCGTGTGTAACGTGCTCGGCGAGGCCGGCGAGCTGGTCCCCTTCCCCGGCCTGCCGGATTTCCGCTTTAATGCCTGGACTTTTAAAAATGCCTGGAACGAGGCCCACCCGGACGAGGCACGGATCACCGTTAACGGTGCCGCCCTGCTGAGTATCTGACCGCCCAGAACAGCGCCCCGGCGCCACTCCGGGAGAAAGGACGAAAAAATGAACGAATACAAATATAGCGATCTCCGCGCCGCTGCGCTGGCGGACCCCACCGCCGAAAACCTCGCCGCGCTGGGCGAATGGCTCCAGGAATACGGCGGCAGGTACTGGAACGGCGAAAGCTGGGACATCGAAAACGGGCGCCGCCTGCGGCCCGTCTACGGCGACGAGCCGGACGAGTTCGACGGGTTCCCCCTGTTGGGCTACGAGATCATTTAACCCACGCAGAACAGCGGCCCGGAAAAACTCCGGGCCGCTGAACAGAAAAACGGAGGTTTGCGAAATGGCAAGAGTCAAGATCACTTTAAAATGCGAGCACTGCGGGAAAGAGTTTGAACACATCCACATGTGCCGCAATTCCACCGAGGCGGGATCTTATGAAGCCTGGGCGCGGGAAAACCTCACCACCTGCCCCGCCTGCTACGCAGAACAGAAGAACGCGAAACGAGGCGCGGAGCTTTCCGACTACATTTCCAGCTTCAGCGACCGGCACCCGTTGCCGGAAATAACCGGCGTTTCAGAAAAGCAAATTGCTTATGCTTCCAGCCTGCGGGAAAAATTCATCCGCGATGAGATGTTGAAAATCCAGCTTGATATAAACCGCTTTTTTGAAATCGCGGGCAAGCTCAAGCCGGAAAACTGCGACGAAGCAGGGCGGGATCTCATGCACAAGGCCGCAGCCGATGCCGGGAAGCCCTTTGAAATCTGGTTCGAAGCGTTCCGGGCGGACCGTCTCCGGCGCTATTTCGGCCTGATCTATGCCACTGACGCGGCCAAAATCGAAACCATTTTTACAGAGAACAGCGCATCCAAAATTATTGATGCGCTGAGATAGGACAGGAGGAAAAACACATGATCGCCCATCTTTACAAAATCCCTTCAACTTTTCGGAACGTTCCCGACGCGGTGCAGGTTCGCGCGGTTCCCTTTGAAAATTTCCCCGGCACCTGGCTACATGCAACGCTTAATTTGCCCGACGGACTCCGCGTGGCCGACTCCGAGTATGGCGAGGGCGCTTTTATCACGGAGTCCGGCGAGGTTATCGGCGAGGCATACGCCGACCCCGAACAGATCACCGGCAACGACCTGCAGGGCCGCGTTACCGTGCGGGACTCCGCCGGAAATTTCCTTGTTGATACCGTTGTCATTTGGCAATGATCCATGAAAGCGAGGTAAAACCATGCCCAGACCCAGAACCAGCACCACCAGAACAGATGCCCAAAGACGGGCGGAAAACAAGTATAAAAACAAGGCGCAAATTGTGCTTGCTTGCCGGATGGACCGCCAGACGGGAGAACGCTATAAGGCCATTTGCGCCGAACGCGGCACCACGCCCAACGCCGAAATCAAAGCCTTCATTTTGTCCCAGCTGGGCGTACAGCCCAGCAACTAACCCCAAAACGCAGAACAGCGACCCGGAAAAACTCCGGGCCGCTGCTTTTTTATGCCGTTTTTTCAATCCGTCACGCGTTCGCCATTGGGCAAAATGAAAGATGTTTCAAACCCACAGCCAACGGCCCCGGCAACGTCCTTCAGATCCGCAGGAGTAAACCCCTCCCGCTTCATTTTTTGTGAAAACGCCTGCGGGCTGCTCCCGCAGCGCCTCGCCAATTCTGAAACGCTGATCCCCAGCTTTACGCATAAAATTTTGATCTGCTCCGATGTCGGCACAATATCACCTCTTTTCGCTTTTAATATAAACGTTCTTGTTTGCATTGTCAACTATCGTTTTTTGAAAATAAACGGTAAAGTTTAAATTTACCTATTGACATTATAAACATTATCGTTTATACTATAAACATCAAGGGAACAAAACGAAACCGACAGGAGGCCCACACTATGAGTTTTCCCCTTTTTATCCTCGTTCTGGGCGCTGGCACCTTTGCCCGCCTGATGTTCCGCGTGGTGGATCTCATCGAGGGCCGCCGCTAAATCAAAATCAAGGAGGATCACAAAATGACCACTTATAAAACCCGCAAAGCCGCCGCCCGTGATGCGGCGATCATGGCCCAGCAGGAAGCCGCCGAACAGGTGCAAAGCTGGGAAGAAGTCGCAGAGGCCGCCGACCGTCTGGAACGGCTGGCCCGCCGTTTTGGTCTCCTGCGGGAGTTCCGGGAAAACGGCCTTATCTGAACAAAGAAGGAGGATCACCCCATGTTTAACAGTCTTTATCATGCCGAGATCGGCGGCGGCTACACCCTCCGCCGGAAAGTCATTATCAACGCCGCGGACCTGCGGCCCCTGGGCGGTCAAATTGAGGTTGCCGCCATCATCGAGAACGGGAACGAGCTGAACAGCACCACAGCTACAACGGAGGCCGCCGCGCTGGCCGCGTTTCATTCCATGATCCAGCAGTACGCCGAACCCCTGCAAAAAGCTGTGGACGCTGCAGGACTGGTTCCGGGCCGGAAATATACCCTTGTATATCTCTCCGAGTTCGGTTTCCCCATCGCGGAGAAAATCACCTTTCACGGCTACGCCCTCACCACCTACGCCCAGCACGCCGACGTTGTGCGCCTGACCTACACCCCATACCGCAAGCGCACGCGCCGCGGCCGGATGTTTTGCGGTTCGTCCTCCCTGCTGATCTTCAACGGCTGGCAGGAGCTGCCGGAAAGCGCGACCAGCGAAACACTGAAGGAGGACGAGAAAGTCAAGATCACCCGCAGTAAATACGACTGCTTTTCCGCTTCCTATATCGAGGACGCCGCCGCACTGCTGAAGGACCCGGTTCTGATCTTCAAAAGCTACCAGACCGGTGCCAACGGCAAAGTTTACGCCTGAACAGCCACCCCCGGACACCTTGGAGCCGCCGCACCGATAAAAGCGACGGCACCCCAGAAAGCCAAAATCTACACATTCAAAACACATTTTAGGAGGATTTTACCATGACTGACAAGAACAACCACACCATGAAAACCGGCGACGTGGTGGAGATCACCGGCGCATACTTCAAGAATGACAACGGCCTTTACTTCGTCGAGCACACCCCCGGCGATCCGAATTGGAGCGGCCGGGATCACTGCCTCCGGCGCATCAAGCGCAACGGCGAGTTGAGCACCGCAAAAGATAATATTTGCTTCTGGCCCATTCACGCCTTTGTGAACAGCCGGGACAAGCGGGCCGCCGCGAACCAGTGGAACCAGGAGCACGCGGAAATCGAAATCAAGGCCTTCCCCAACACCGCCCACATTGCCGCCTATTTTGCAAGCGAGGCGGACAGCCTGGACGCAACGATCAAGCGGTATACATGGGACTTTGGCGAGGACTGCCAGACCGTCAAGGACGCGAAAGAAACGCAAGCCTTTTACCGCTCCGTTGCTGACGGTCTCCGGGATGAACAGCCCAGCACCACCACCGAACAGCCCGAACAGCAGCCCCCCGCCACCGGCGCAGGCGCAGAAGCGCCCGCAGAACAGCCGGAGGCCACCACCGCAGAACAGGCAGAACAGCCTACCCCGGAAAATCGGCCTGAAACGGTCCCGCCTTATGGTTCCATCGACGAGGAAACCGCCCGCAACGCCCACTATTGCATCCACATGGGCGACTACAAACCCGGCAGCGCCACGGCCAGTTATCGAAATTCCGTGAACAAAGCCGCCCAGATGGTAGAACAGCAGAAGGCCCGCGTCAGCGCTTTTTACCATGACAAACTGGACGCCCTGCTGAACAGCTACGCCCGCCGCCTTGCCCAGTGGACGAACGATTATAACCGCAACCAGGCCAGCTATCCCAGCCAGTTTATCGCCGGGGCGGGCAACTTCAATATGCGCAAGCACAACCGCCAAATGTCCCGCGAGGACTCTCTGTGGGAGGAATACCGGCAGATTGAGGCGATTCTGGACAAGATCCGCGGCGTCGGCACCGGCCCGGTAGACCTTGCCGACCCCCACGCCCGCGAAATGCTCACCGAGCGCCTGAACAGCCAACGCCAGATGTTGGAGGATGCCAAAACCGCCAACGCCTATTACCGCAAGCACAAAACGCTGGAAGGCTGCCCCGGTCTCAGCGAGAAAAACCGCGCATGGCTGACCCGCCCCGGCGTGTTCGCCTCCGGTGACGGCTCCCCCATCTCCCTGTACGGTTCCCCCTTCCCCGCTTACGAGCTGGCCAGCATCCGGGGCAAGATCGAGCGAACAGAACAGCGCCTCGCGGAACTTGACCGCAGAGAACAGAAGGCCGCCGAACCTCAGATCGGCACCGCCTTTGACGGCGGTCAGATCGTCCGCAATATCGACCTGAACAGACTCCAAATCCTCTTTGACGCCATCCCCGACGCCGACACCCGCGCCGCCCTGAAGCAAAACGGCTTCCGCTGGTCTCCGAAAAATCAGGCATGGCAGCGCCAGCTCACCGACAACGCCGAACGCGCCGCCCGTCAGGTCCTCCGCCTTGCCTGAACAGCGGCAAAAACCCCCTTGGCCCACCCTGCTACAATGAAATTAAAGACGAACAGCCCGCCCCGGAGGTACGAGGGCATGAAAGGACAACCCCATGTACTTTCTCGAAAATTACCGCGGCTTTGGCGTATACCTGACTGGATCGGGATATATCGCCCGTAACCACGAAAGAATTTTAACCGCAAAGACTTACGCCGAAATGATCCAGTGCATCAATCTCTGGACCTGCTGTTGAAAGGAGCGCAACCATGAAAACCGCCGGATATTGGGAGTGCAGAAACGAGATCATCGCCGCGCGCCTCCCCACCCCGCACAAGTACGAACCGTTTACCGCGCTTTTCAACGTGGACAAGCTCGACGCCATCCGCGACAAATACGGCGTTGACCTTTACCGCGAGTGCTACGCAGACGTAGCCCGCGAGGTCATGGCCACCGCAAGAAATGAACAGAAAGGAGCACATACCCATGTTGAACACTGAACAGGCCCTCACCCGCGTTTTGCAAATCGTCCACGCGCTGGACGAGGACGAAGCCGCCATTTATAACGCTGTCAGCAAGAACCCCTACGAATGGAAAAGCGCCGTCGGCCCCATCCCCCAGCTGTATTTCTTAGAACAGGATCTCCGCCGCACGTTGGTGGAGGAAGCTGCCGCCAAGTCCGGGAACCGTTCCGCCTTTACCGCTGCCCGCCGCATTTGCGACGCAGCCGTGGCCAGAAACAGCCACCGCCCCGCTGAACAGGGCTTCTGGATCGACGAGGAAGGCAAGCAGTGCGTCTGCGACGGCTTCCGCGGCTTCCGCCTGAACAGCCCCATGGAGCTGACTGCCGCACCGGAACTCAGCGCCGACGGTTTCCGGTTCAACCTGGCGCAGATCATCGCCCCCATCCGCAAGAACACCCTGCGCCTCACCCTTCCCACTGTGGCGGAGGTCCGGGCGCAAATCAAAACAGACCGCGCGGAATGGGCCGCTAAGCGCCGCCGCAAGGGTGAGACCTTCAAAGCCAGTTATGATTTCGGCCCCGGTCTCCCCAGCGTCGATGCCAACTATCTGATCGACTTCCTTCAGCTGTTCCCGGACGGCGAAGCGTTCACCTCTGAACAGAAGCCCTATATCACACCCATCTATTTCCGGTCCGCCGACGGTGAAGGCATCCTCTGCCCCGTCCGCAAGGCCACCGAAGCCGCCGCCTGAACAGCGGCGCAGGAAAGGACATTTTTATGATCGCATATCTGGAAACGCAAAATCGTTACGGCGAGAAAGAACTATCTGCGCTTGCCGATGGCGTTGAAATTGCCAGAATCACGAAAACCGAAAACATGGGGAAGCCGCAATATTGCGTCGGTATTACATGGGAGCGTGAGCACTCGGAGTTTTTAGGACGCGCCGCCACCATTGCCGGAGCCAAAAAGTTGATCCGGAAGTGGGGTGAACAGCACATCACTGAGGTTTCCCAGAGGACCACCGGGCAGGATGTGAAGCGTCTCCCTCAGTTTTCCGACACCGGTTTTTACCCCACGCCCTCCAAACTGGCTGGGCGGATGCTGGCAGGTGTCCGCTGGAAGGATGTTACCGCGATATTGGAACCGTCAGCCGGAAAGGGTGATTTGGCGGATGCCGCCCGGAAATTCGTCGAGGATTACCACAATGACCGGAAGGTCTGCGTAGACAAGCGGGAACCGTATATCGACTGCGTAGAGATCGACCCTGATCTTGCCCTTATCCTGAAGGGCAAAGGCTATCCCGTGGTCTCAGATGATTTCCTGACCTTCCATACATTCAAGCAGTATGACCTGATCCTCATGAACCCGCCCTTTGAGAACGGAGATGAACACCTGCTCAAAGCGTTGTCGCTTATGGAGCGCGGCGGCCAGATTGTTTGTCTGTTGAATGCGGAAATTATCCGAAACCCCTACACCAACCGCCGAAAGGTCCTGCGTCAGAAGCTCTCAGAGTACAATGCAAAAATCGAATTTATCGAAAATGCGTTTGCCCACGCCCAGCGGAAAACCAATGTGGAAATCGCCATGATCTTCGTTGACATTCCCTACCCAAAGCCGGAGTCCGATATTTTTGAGCATTTAAAGCGTTCTCGTGAAGAAACATACACCGCTGCGGATGGCCCAACCGCCTTGGCGTCTGCCGACTGGCTGCAAAACATGATCGACGGGTTCCAGTTTGAGGCAGAACTGGGGAATAAGCTGATCCGGGAATATCAAGGTCTCTGTCCCTACCTGATGAATGGCAGCACCACCTATGAAAAGCCGCTCCTGGAACTCACTTGCACGGAAAGGGGGCGCGGAAATGACGCTGGACTTCCTAACGTCTATCTCCGGGCACTTCGCGGCAAGTATTGGCGTACTCTGCTGTCCCGCCCGGAACTCACTGGCAAAATGACCTCCGCCATGCGGCAGGACTATCAGGAAAAAATTGAAACTCTCTCCGCCTATGACTTTAGCCGGTATAATATCGAAACCGTCATGCGCGAGATCGCCCACCAGCTTACACAAGGCGTGGAAGAATCCATTCTGAATCTCTTTGAGACCTTCACGGCGAAACACGCCTGGTATCCTGAGTGTGCCAACAACATCCATTATTACAATGGCTGGGCCACCAACAAGGCCCACAAAATCGGCATGAAGGTGATCGTCCCGGCTTCCGGCTGCTATGCCGACTCATGGCGCGACGAAAAGCTGGACACATACCGGGTCAATTCCATGATCTCCGACTTGGAGCGCGCTATGAACTATCTGGACCGTGGCGAAACTTACTGCCATATCCCGGTAGACGGGGCTGTTCGCCTCGCAAATGGCGTCAACAGTAATAAGGCATCCTTCACTTATTTTGACTGCGTTTTCTATAAGAAAGGCACTTGCCATATTAAGTTCAAGCCTAACGCAGTTCGTATCATTGACCGCCTGAATATCTTTGCCGGTCAGCGAAAAAACTGGCTTCCCCCTGTCTATGGAAAAAAGCATTATCAGGACATGACACCGGAGGAACAGGCAGTGATCGACGAGTTCCAGGGCGAAGCAGCTTACGAGTCCGTATTGTCTGATCCGTCTATGCTGATCTCCGCCGGGGACATTGCCATCGCCGCCCTTCCGTCCTCCAATCTATGAAAGGAACCGCCCCATGAATTATAAAGCCATGAAGTACAACGCATTGATTGATGATCTTGTTTCGCTTGCCAAAGAGTCACATAATTTCCGAGAGTCTATCGTCTGCACGGAGGCGTCAACAACCATTAGGCATCTTTCCAACGAAAACGAACGGCTTTCGATGGAGCTGAAGCACACGGAAGAAGTCGCCGCAAGCGCAAAGTCTGAAAAGTTCAGTCTGCAATCTTTTATCCTTGCGAACCTCGTTCAACCGGAGCAACAGGTGATCCTGTATGAATATACAGGTGTCCAGGAGATGCGCCAATCTTGGCTCGGCCAGTTTTGTGGAATCCCAGATTCTTATGTCCACCGCACTGTGGATAAAGTTTTTGTCCCAGCCTACCCGGCGATGATGCCTTTCAACTCCACTCTTTACATTCTTTTGGCCCCGGAATCCTAAATGTCAAAAACCCCCTTGGAGGGGTATCGTATAATAAAATCAAGGGCGAGATAGACGCCGCCCTTGCTTTCCATCTTTCTATCTTCCCTCACGCACGGCGGCTGCCGGCCTACCAAACGGCAGCCGCCAAACTCCAAAACAGCATGGGCGAAAATCGTGCGGACACGGCGCAGACTCACACCCTGCGCAAACAGGGCTTTTGGATGTCCTCTGTTCTCCCGGTTCAACTCCGGTTTCGCTCACCAGCGGCGCGGATGCCGCACGTAGTTATCTCCTACCTTCCAAGCGTGGCCCGTAAGTACACGCTCGCCGTTCTCGGAGCGGTGCCCCGGTGCAACCCCGGCAGGGCAGCAACGCGGATATAGTTCATCGGCAGAACGGCGGCTTCCCAAGCCGCGAAGGTGGGTTCAATTCCCATTATCCGCTCCAAGGGCGCAAGGCGGCGCCTGCATGGATCGCAAAGCCTCCTGAATGTGTATGACAGTCCGGAAAGACGGGCCGCCACATCACCCGCCATGGCGCAAACAAGGCGGGATCACGCAGACGTCCAACCGGTACTTCTGTCCTTTCCACCGGGAGCCGGGGGCCTCTCCGGCCGTCTGCACCATGCCCGCCCACATAAGAGGTGGTTACTCTATAAACCGTAGTGGGAATGAAACCTCCATGTCTGGCAGTGGAGTCGGCGGGTTGATACAGCCGCTATCGGGACGGTATTCTCGGAGAATCTGAGCGACATGACCGCCGGGAAAGTCCGGCATCTATATGCAGACGTCCAAGCCGCGGCCGATCACGCGGGGAGTTGGGGGCATCTCCAACCGTCTGCACCATGGCGGGGAGCATTTCGGGTGATGCGTCTCTGCCAGTGCTCCATGAATATATAAGCTGCGGCCCGCAAAAGCAGCTCGTCTCCGGCAACTGGTACTTGCCCTTGACGCCCCGGTGCAATTCCGGTTGGGCATAGGACCCCTCGCACCTCTCGTCCAGGGTTCCCGCGAGAAACCAGCGACAGCGTTTCGAGTGGGAAAGAGGAGACGCAAGGAAGCGGACGAAGTTTTCACCGAAAGGCGGAAACGGAGTTCAGCGGACTTTGCGGTGACGAAGTGGCCCAGAGGGGACATTTGCAGACGTAGCTCAGTAGGCAAGAGCGCTTCGCCAATGATGAAAATGTCGCTGGTTCAAGTCCAGCCGTCTGCACCAATTTTCCGTGGACACCGCAAGTGAACAGCGTTTTAGCGGGATAGTCGGATGGGTGATGCGAAGTCCTGAAGTAAGCCCCTCAAGTGCCGATGATGTAATTGCGCCTATGATCCTCTGGCTAAAGCGGCACACGGATAGGATTTGACAGCCGGGAAAGACCGGCAAACATAGGGGTGTAGCCAAGCGGTAAGGCAAGGGACTTTGACTCCCTCACGCGCTGGTCCGAATCCAGCCATCCCTGCCATTGAAATTTTAGGAAAGGAGGATGTCCCATGAACAAGACTGAACTGATCGCCACCGTGGCGGAGCGTTCCGGCCAAACAAAACACGATACCGCCATCATGATGGATACCGTGTTCACCGTTATTGAGGAATCCCTGCTCAACGGCAGCGAGGTCAAAGTCCCCGGCTTCGGCAAGTTCGCCGTGAAGCACCGGGAAGCACGGGTGGGGAAAGACCCCCGCACCGGCGAGGAAAAGGAATTTCCCGCCAAGACGGTTGCGGTGTTCCGCCCCGCAAAGCCCCTGAAGGACGCCTTGAACGGCTGATACCCCATTTCGTAAATCGCCCACAGAAGCCCTGTAAGCGCCCCTTGAGTTTCGTGGGGTAGTTTTAGCCCCTCACTTCTCTCTTATCTCTCGGACCGCTTGTGGGGCCGTCAGCGCAAGAATTTTAATCAAGGCCATACTCATACCGAAAAAGGGGGGGACGGTTTCCGTTTTGGAAAAGGTTCCTCCCTTTTTTATCTCGACATTCCATGCAAAAGCGCTTATAATTTTTCTGCAAAAAGGAATTACACGCCTAAAGGTAAAGGAGAATTTTACAATGAAGATCATAAACCCCACCGCCATGAACCGATACAACGCACTGCGGGAGGCCGCCGGGAAGATCGACCGTCTGGTTCCCCAGGTCCGCTTGCTGGACCAGCCGCCTCATGAGAACCGGGAGAACGCCTCCGTTGCGCTGGAATTTCCAACTCCCCTTGTGGTTCTTAATTCCACCATCCGGCAGGCCCTCTCCTTCCTGTTCTGCCAGTGCGACACCGTGCAGACGGACAAGACGGACCGGGGAATCTGCTTCACCTTTACCGTCTCTGAAATCTGGATCACGGAGGAAACCACATGAACCTGAAAACCAATGTCACCCGCCGGGACTTCGCCTTCAGCGTCACCGCCGAGACCAAGGCAGGAGAGCTGCGGATGTTCGATCATACCGTTGACGCCGAAAGCGAGGAAGCCGCCCGCCTGCTCCTGATCTCCTATTTGGAAAGCCGGGGAATGGAGCTGGTGGAGGCTCGTCTGACCAGTGCGGAATAATGAGGTGCACTGCATGAGTAATCCAAACGCCGAAATGAAAGCGCTGGCCGATAGCCTCTGGAATAACTACTTCCAACCCAAGGTAGCGGATGTTACCCGCTCTTGTCTCCGTCTGGAAAAAGCCACCGTAAAAGCGGCTCCCAGCGGCGGCACCGTGGCTGTCCAGCTTCCCTTTGACGATACCGTGCTAAATCTGCCTTACGCTTCGTCTCTCTCCGGTCTCACCGTCGGACAGGCCGTCTGGGTGGGCATCCCTTACTCCGACCTATCCAACGGCGTTGTGATGTTCGACGCCACCTTCCAGAACCTTTAAACGGAGGAATCGATGAAAAACAGATTAACGGTCAGACACGGGATGCTGTCTGACCTGAAAACGTATCTGACCCAAAGCGGCTGGAACCTTGAAGATCCCGTTGGAAAATACGAGGTTTTGCGGGCGCGGAATCTAAATTACCCGCGTCCGCTGCTCGTCTACAACCGCTCTGAGCGCGGAATCGGATACAGCATCGACGAGCGCGATATGAAGATTTACAGCGGATGGAGGCGAAACCGCCGCAAGCGGGGACTCTCTCCTGACTTTCCGACAGAGGAAGAAAACGCGGCATACTGGCGCGGAGAAATCCAATAAGCAAACAAATCAGCAAACAATCAGCAAAGTCTAAGCAAACTGTAAGCAAGTTAAAAAGCAAAGCCGCCCGTGGTGGGCGGCTTTTTTCATTCCGCAAATGTAATGGAAACAAAGAATAAAACGAATATTACCACACAGATTAAAAGCACAACGCCCCATTCCAGCCTTTCCTGATTGCCTTTCCCCTCGCGTCCGTTCTTGGACGCAAAGCAGTTTGAGCCGTCGGACTTCCCGTACAGTGCGCAAATATCGCTGTTTTGACAATCCGCACACCGGCGCTCCCGTTCAGGTGCGGAACGCCGTCGGCTCCTTTTGCCGTGTCGGCTCCACCACCACAGGTTATACTCCCGCTTCGCGTTGTTCCGGAATCGCTGCCCTCTTATCATACATCTTGTCCCCTTTCGCCCCGCTTCCCCCTTGACTTTTGCCCGACAAAATGCTATGATAATTCTGCCGGACAAAATAGGAGGTGATCATCCCCATGTCTGCCGCAAAGCTTGGCCGTCCCACAGACAACCCCCGCCCTCACAAAATCAGCATCCGGATCAATGACCGCAGCCAGCAGATTTTAGAAGCCTACTGCCGGGAGCAGAACGTCACGAAAACGGAAGCCATTGAGCGCGGGATCAACCTGCTGGCGACCGCCAAACCGATATAAAAATTCCCCATGCTGCTCTATCTTGCCGGACGGACAGCATGAGGAAAACGGCAAATATCCGCAGGGACTCGCCAAATTCATTATGGCGCGGGCCTTGTGAAAAGTCAAGTATTCTGTCAAAAAGCCCCTTGTCAGCGGCTGGTACAATAAAGATAGAATTCAGGAAAGATCAAGGAGGAATCCCCAATGCTCAAGAGTTACTATTTCGACGCGGCGGCCTATGAACTGCCCTCGCCTGCCGCAGTCAAGGCGTTCACTCGCGCCCTGCCCCTTGGCAACCCCAGCGCCCTTCACGCCTGCGGCGTCGCCGCAAAGATTGCCTTAGAGGAAGCCCGCGCTTCCATCGCCCAGGACCTGAATTGTCTCCCGGAGGAAGTCTACTTCACCAGCGGAGCAACGGAAGCCTGCAACTGGATGATGGAAACTCTGAGCGCCTATACCGGCAAGCTGGACTTTCCCCACCATTACGAGCACCACGCCGTTCTGGAATATCCCCCCGTGGATCATCCCCACCGCACGGACCGCACCGGCTTCACTCACATGATGGCCAACAATGAGACCGGCGAGATTTATGACATTCTCTCCATGCGGCGCAACGCCCCCAACGCTTTGTTCGCCTGTGACGCGACCGCGGCTGTGGGCCAGATTCCCGTGGACTTCAAGGCCCTTGGCGTGGACTATCTGGCCTTTGGCGCACACAAGTTCGGCGGCATCTCCGGCATCGGCTGTCTGATCGTCAAGAAAGACACGCCCCTGCTTTCCATGATCCGGGGTGGCGGTCAGGAATGGGGCAAGCGCGGCGGCACCGAAAGCGTGGCCCTCGCCTGCGCTATGGCAGCGGCCCTCCATGAACGCATGGGCAATATGTTCTCTGACATGAAGCGGATCGCCAGCTGCCGGGACCTGCTCATTACCAATCTGTTGAGGTTCGTCCCGGATACCTATGTCAACGGCCCCTATACCCCCGGTGACGTGGTTCTCCGGCTCCCCGGCAACGCCAACCTCTCCTTCCTTGGCGTGGAATCTCAGGCCCTTGTCATGGCCCTGTCTGCGGAGGACGTGTACGCTTCCTCCGGCTCCGCCTGTACCAGCGGGGAAGCGGACGGCAGCTATGTCCTCCGGGCCATGGGCTACCCCGCCAACCGCGCCCGCTCCGCCGTCCGCTTCACCCTCCCCTATACCGTTACCGAGGATGATATTCTGGGCGCCGTTCCTCTGATCGTCAGCGCCGTGGAAAATCTCCGCCGCCTGACCCCTACCCCCTGATACCCGCCTGTTTAACTGGAAAGGACTGATTTTATGGGAAGAACCTCTGCGCAGGAGCGCCGGGTCATGTCGGCCTTAGACTCATGGCTCCGCAACGTGCAGGCCAGCGGCGCAGCGGAGCGCACCGTCACCGCCTACGCCGCCGTCACAAACAGTTTTTATTCCTTCCTCGTGGAAAGCGGCCTTTCCACCGAGGAACCCACCTTTACCACCATGCAAGCCTACCGGGATCACCTCTTTGATCGGGGCCTCTCCCCTGTCTCCGTCCGGTATCATCTGGTGGTCCTCCGCTCCTTTTTCACCTACGCCAGCTCCCCCGAACTGGGCGAGGATCGCTTTTATGAGCAAAATCCTGTTTCCCTCTACCTGATGCCATCCCTCCGCAAATTGGGAAAGCGCCCCTATGACGTGCTGCTCACCGATGAGCAGGTCTGCAAGCTCTGGCGGGATTCCCCCGTCCGCACCACCCACCCGGAGAACTGGCCCCGGAATTACGCCATCGTGATTTTGCTGCTGACCACCGAACTGCGCAACGCCGAGCTGCGGGCCTTGACCCCGGCGGACATCGACTTGGAGGAAGCCGCCCTCCGCGTGGAACACGGCAAGGGCGATAAATTCCGGGTGGTGGATCTCCCGGACATCGCCGTGATTGCCCTCCGCCATTACCTCGCAAGCGGTATCCGCCCGGACGATCTCCCGGATACCGCCCCCCTGTTCGGCACCCTCCGTTCCGGCGAATGGAAGGCCGGCACAAAACAGTGGCTTTCGGAACTGGTGGAGCGCCACGTCCGCTCCGTCACCGGCGTTCCGAACATCCGCAGCCACGATCTCCGACACGTCGGCTCCCGCTTGGATCTCAACTCCGGTATGCCCGAAAACGAACTGCAAGCCAAATTGGGGCATTCCAGCCCAATCACCACCCAGCGTTATTCTGGGCGGCTTATGGACCGTTCCGGGCGGAAAAGCGCCAAGAAGGTCTTTGCCGAACGGGACTTGCAAGCCAAGCGCAGCGCCGACAAACTTGCCTCCTTTTCCGCCTGATCCCTCAACATTCACCCTGAAACAAAAACACACGTCCGTGCGTTCCGATCGCATGGGCGTGTGTTTTTATCGTGCGTTTTACGAAAGAAAGGACAATTTACTATGATTTACGGCTATATCCGCGTCTCTACCGACAAGCAGACCTTGGAAAATCAGCGCCATATCATCCTCAATTACTGTGAAGCACACGGCCTTCACATAGACGGCTGGATCGAGGAAACCATCTCCGGCACCAAAGCCCTGGACAAGCGCAAACTGGGGCAGCTGCTCCGCCATGTCCAGCCGGGAGACGCCATCCTCTGTTCCGAGATTTCCCGCCTTGGCCGAAGCCTATTTATGGTCATGTCCATTCTTTCCCTCTGCATGAGCAAGTGTGTCAGCGTCCACACCATCAAGGACGGCTTTGACCTCAGTGACGATCTCCAATCCAAGGTGCTGACCTTCGCCTTTGCCATTGCCGCCGAGATCGAGCGTCAGATGATCTCCCAGCGGACGCGGGAAGCGCTGGGCCTCCGCCGCAGTCAGGGTGTCACGCTGGGCCGTCCCAAGGGCGCTCTGGGCAAGCACACGAAACTGTCCGGCTATGAATCCACCATCCGCGTCCTGATCGAGCAGGACAATTCCTATGCGGAGCTGGCCCGCCTGTTCCATGTGGCCCGTTCCACCATGAAGCGTTTCTGCGACGCGCGGAACATCAAACGTCCCTTTTCCCGCAACGCCGTTGGGTTCATTTCCGATGTTGCGGGATAACCCCCTCTATTTCGCACGGAAACGCCATCAGCCGATCTCTGGCGTTCCCCTATCACCCGTATATCCCCTGACCCGTCCTTGCGCTCCTGTGCCCTTCCCTGCCATCGCCGTTGCCGTTTATCGGCTATTGGGACGCAACGTAAAAAAGGAACGCACGGTCAATCCGTGCGCTCCACGTACAGGGCTTCCGCTCTTCCGGTCTTTTCTTCAAAACTCAGGCCATTTCCTTTCGCAGATGGGGCAGACCTGCCGCCCCTCCGGGATAATAGCCCCGCAACAGATGCAAGTGTTATTCATACATTTCTCCTGCAATTTCCGTGTAATCCCCAGCGGTCAACACACCTTTTTTCACGGCGTTCTTGACCATGATCTTTGTCCACAGCCTCTGTTTGTACCACTTTGCGATTTTCTCTTTCATGGATTAACCCTCGCTTCCCATTAGAGTATCAGTCATCAGAGCCGTATACGCCACTTGGGCCTCGATGCGGTCAATCTGGGTGGGTGCAGGCTCCGGCTCACCATCATCCTCAATGGTATACTCGCCATTGTAGGCTTCGGCCTTGGCGATTTTCTCATTGCCCTCGCTCCATCCCAGCGTGATAGCGGAGAAAACCTGCTTAATCTTCGGCTCATCCTCCGTGCCGTGGTTGGCCTCGGTACAGAGCTGATATTTGATAACTTTCATGCCGTTCCCTCCTTAGTCGGTGGTCTTGGTGTACTTAATCAAAGCATGGACATTTGTGTCCATCAAAGATTCTGAATAGTTCCATATCATAACGCTATTCCCGCCGGTACCTGCTATTGCATACCTTACGCCATTTGCATCATAATAGGGCAAAGTAGTCCCCCGCTGTGGAGAATAGGCAGTAACTGAAACTATACTATCTACATCAGGCGAAAATACAAGGTCTTTGTGCGTTCCTTGTGCTGGAATCGTCCCGCAATCAAACAGCTTGACGTACACCGGCTTTCCGAGGTACCGCTCCGTGGTTCGGTACTCAATACCAAGCTTCATCGGAGGGTTAGTATGCTCCCAATCGCCCCATACATTCAGACGCTTTTCGCGCGCTCCATATACCTCTCCACTCACATAAGCCGCAAGTTGTAAAGCCGTTGCTGAATCATAGTTTAAGTGAATAATATAGTGCCACCCGCCATAAAGCACATTCCTAACTGCACGATAGAATCCCGTAGCGGTAATCAGATTTGCGTCTGCAAAGCCTTCGCTGTTTTCGGGGGCATCTACAAGCACACCTCCCAGCCCAAACCCGCCGGGGGCTGCGTCGATATTTCCCCTCGCCTGGGTTTTCTGCGCGTCCGTCAGGCTCTGCGGCGTTACGCTGACCGCATCCGCGATTCCTTGTTCAATTTTATTCAGGTGCTCCGCGTCAATCGGAGGAAATTCTCCGTTCTTCCAGACTGTCGGTGTATATGCCATATCAGCCACGCTCCTTCCCGACAAAACTATCGGCCGCTTTTCCGCAACGATTCTTCTTCATAAAAGTTCCTCCTTTTGATCCGGTGCCCCGTTTGGGCTGCTTCACTGTTCAGGTGGACCACCCCGTCACGGTGGCCGTTGGGAAATCCTGTACGGACACGGCGGAAATCTGCATGGGGCCGCTCCATGTCAGGGGTCTTGTGAACCCCTGCACCAGATGCCGCTCCACCGGAGACCCCGCTTTGTCGCTCCGCACAATGGAAATGAGTTCATTCTCGTTCAGGTGCATGATCTGACTGCACGAAACCGAGACGGACTTTTGCAGTGCCGCGGACCGTTTCAGCTTCCACACAGCCAAGTCCTCGCACTGTCTTTTCGTGGAATATCCCGCCGCCCGGTAGCGAACGGTTTTGCGCCCAATCCGACTTACATTCGTGCTGCTGGCCGGGTCCAGATTCTGTGCCCGCGCCGCCACCTGTGCGCTGTTGTTCACGGCTTCCCCGATCACGATGAAATCGTTGTACACCTCCGTGTTCTTCTCCGTGTATTCCGTCCCCAGCAGCTCCGCCTCGCTTTGGGAGAACTGCCACGCCAACGGCTTGTCGCTGTCCAGAATGTCATCCTGAGAGGGATCGATCCGCAGTGCGCCGGAAGCATCGTACCCGATCCACGCCGCCAGCATTTCCGCAAGGCCGAGGCACACGTCCGCATAGCTTCCGTTTTCACTGTCCACCCGCAGGGTGTAGGGCGCGTCCGTCAGCTTGGCCACAGACCCGTCCGCCAGCTGCTGAGTCTTGCCGTTGTAATATTCCGTAAATACCGGGGGCACGTTGTCCACCAGATCCCCGTTCCCCCGGTCCAGCTTCAGCAGGGCCGCGATGGGGTCAAAGACGTTGGCCCCTGCCTTCACCTCGTAGGTGCTTTCCAGATAGCCGAAAAGCGTTCCGTCCAAGTCCGACCATTTATCCACCAGATTGTACTGCGCCGTCCGCTTGGCCGGTTCCAGCGTCTCCACAGGGTCCTTCACCAGAAAGACTCCCTGTTGGATGTAAAAGTCTGTGCCGTCGCTGAGCACAAGGCCCTCATCCAGTGCGATCCGGTTCCCGAACCATACCCGGTTGATGTTGTAATCGAACGTGCCGTCCAGATTCGCCAGCGTCACCGAGGCCGTCCGCCGCTGGCCGTTGTTCAGATTCACAGACAGGCTCCCGTCCGCGATAAACGCCCCGGCGAAGCGTCCCGTGGGGTTGTTGTCCAGCGCAAAGGCCGTGGAGCCGTCCGGCTGCAAAAACCGCAGACGGCACAGTTTGGTAAAAGGCCGGCGCAGCATTTTGCGGTAATCGTTCATCCGTTCCGCTTGGGTCATCTCTGAATTGCCTCCTTCTTATGCAAACAAAGCGTCGCTGGATATGAGCAGGATACGCGCCCCGTCCGCGGAGCCGATTTCCACCCACGGCAGCGTCACCGTCTGCACCTGCTGTCGGCTGCCGTCCATGGTGCTCATGGAAATGGCACCGCCCGCCCGGATCTGCCACAGGTCTCCCCGCCGGTCTTTCAGGAACAGGGTGTCCTGCGTGGTTGAGAGGGCGTACACGGCGTCCCGCGCCTCGTTGGTATCCGTATACTCCCCGTTCGCCAGAACGCGCCCTATGGCCGCTGAGAGCGTCCCGGAGCGGTAATCGCTGGGGGAACTCTGTACCGTGGGATACCGGGTGAAGTTGCTCAGTACGCCGGGGCTGTTGTTGTTACTGATCCCGCCGCTGGCCACATTCAGGCTGAACCGGAAGATCGCCGCCGGGTGATAGGCACCCTCTGCGTCCTTGGTGCATTGCAGAACCGTCCAGTCCCAGAAAATCGGCGTCACCGCGTCGGAGATCAGGGCGTTGGTCACGATGACGTCCGCGCCGTCCGTGTTTTTGCCGAGGCCGAACATATAGTAGCGGTAGGTCTCCTGAGATGCCGCCTTACAGTCCCAGATAGCCCGTTCCGAAAGGGGCGTCTGCGCCACAGGTTCCAGTGTCGCGTCTCCCTCGTGATAGCGGTAAATGGCAAAGCCCGTCAGTGTCCCGGCAAAGGTCAGGTTGCCCGCCTGTAAGCCCCCTCCGGCAAAATCCGTCTGAAACAGCGTGTTTCCGGAAAACGCTCCCGGTGTCCAGCCTTCCAGACTCAGGATCTGCGCCAAAGTGCTCTCGTCCAGCGTCTCGCCCGTCACCCACAGATAGTCACAGGTCTGAACGCCGCCCAGCGTCAGAGATGTGATCGTTTTCCCGGTCATGTCTGCCCCGCCGGTAAAGATCCTCAGTTCCTCGTGCTCCTGAATGGGGAACAGCGTGACGGACGGGAACAGGGTGGTCAGCGGATAAATGCCGCCCGCCAGCGTGATCTGCCGCAGGTAGACGTTTCCGTTTGCGATCACCACCGTAAAACGGTCCGTCTCCCGCAGCCACGGGAGCGCCTGACTCCAAACCGTGCTGCCCCCCACCGTCAGTTTGCCGCCGTTTTTGCCCAGCGAAAGCACTGCCGAGGTCTCCCCTATGCCTACGGTCACAATGGGGTTGTCGCGGCTCACGTCCACCGTCCCGCTCCACACAAGGCTCCACGGCTGCGGGTAGTTCATGGGCTGTCCCGTCACCTCGTTCCATGTGACGCTGCCGTCGCTTCCGATGTTCAGTTTGCCCCCGGAGATCGCCGTACTGCCCGTCGCAGTTCCGGGGATGGAGTACAGCCCCGGCCAGCTTACCCGGATGCCGGACTGCTTGCAGTTGGGACACGCCACCACCGCGCCGGAGATCTCCGTGGTATCGTAGGCTACCCGGAAACTCACCCAGCCGGTGTCTGCCTGAACGCCGTTTTCCGTCTGCACCTGACAGCGGACGGCGTAATCCGTGTCGGAAAACAGGCCGTCATACTCCATCCTCAGTTCCGCCGTGCCGTAAATGCGCCCGCTGTCATAGAGGACTGCTTCGCTGTTTCCGGCCCGCAGCGTCCACCGCACCCAGTTCAGCGTGTCACCCTGCGCCTGCGAATAGGCCGCCGTAAATGCGTACTTCCGCACCGTCAGAGGCGACGGTATGGCGGCCACGGTCAGAACCGGGGCCGTCCGGGTGAGAAAGACCGATGCGCTCCGCTGGGTCACGCTCTCCGCGTCGGTCACCCCCCACCACTGCCGGATCAGCAGCTTGTACTGCTGTCCGTTTACCATCCCGGACCCGCTCAGTGCGCTGGCTGGAATGGTATAGGTGAATAGCACGGTGTTCCCCGCATAGTCCGTCCCGTAGAAGGGGCACCCCGCCGTCAGTTTCCCGGTGGAATATACCTGCGTGGACGCCGCATCGTTTTTGCAGATCGTCAGGGAAAATGCGGTCATAGCGGAGTTGCCGTTCACCTGCCAACTCACCGCCAGCGGCTTTGTAATGTCAACCGTGCCGTTTCCCAGTTCCCCAAGGGATGAGGGATAAATATTTGTCGGTTGGAATAATGCCATGCGCCCGCCTCCCTTAATGTTTGTAGAGGCCCAAGTTCCCGGCCCCGTGGTTCAATGCCTGCATGACCTGTGCAACGGTCAGGCGATTGGCCGCCTCCGCCCCGATCTGAACGCCGTTTACGTTGTAACTGTCTCCGTAGTGGTCATAGCTGGTCCGGCTCATTACCGTCTTTCCCGGCATGGTGCCGCCCCGCTCCACCGCGCCGTACAGCCACCCAAGTTCACTCATCCGCTTCTGGAAAGTGCTGTCCGCGCTGGGTTCCAGCATCCTATCCGCCAGCAGCGGCGGGATCACGATCTCATCCCGACTGGTGGCCTTGATGCCCCCCAGCCCACGCAGGATGCCGCCGGAATCGTACTTCTTGTACGGGTCCTTTCCGCCGTACTTATCGTTGATCTTGTTCTGCCGCTCTGATTTCAGTTTGTCGATGGTGGCCTGACTGGCTCCGTTCTTCTCCGCGTTCTTGATGGCCAAAGAGTAGTCCACGTTGCTGTCATAGCCCTTGCCGGAAGATCCGGAGGAAGAATTGCCCTTGGAGGACGAGGACCCGCCGCTGGAAGAACTGCCGCCGGATGGTTTGCCGCCCTTGTTCGGGTCTCCCCCGCCGTACATGGCGTTGATCTTGTTCTGCCGTTCCGTCTCTAACTGCTTGATCAGCCCTTCCCCGGCTCCGGCTTCCTTGGCCTGCTTGATGGCAAGGTTGTAATCCACGTTCTTGTCAAAGCCCGTGTAGTACATCTTGTTTCCGTCCGCGTCCACCTTGTCATACTTTCCGGAAAGGTCATCTCGCGCCGCACCCTGATGCACGTTGATGACCTTGGTTGCGTACCCGTTCTCATCGTAGGTGATTACATACCCGTTTTTTTCAACGGTCTGCCCCGCCAGCTTTTCATCCCGGCTGGTGTCCGGGCCGGTGTACTGGCCCTTTTCGCCCTTGCCGTAAACTCTGGTATCCTTGAAGTTCAGGTTGGCGTCGCTTCCGTCCGCCAGCTTCCAGCCGGAGGACCCGGCGGGAATGAACCCTTCACCGGTCACGCCGGTCGCCCCGTTCACGCCGGGAACCTCTCCCGGCTGTCCGGGGAACTGTCCGCCGTTTACCGTGCCCGCGATATACTGGTTCAGTTTGCCCAGCAGGTTGTTGACCTCCTCCACCTGCTGGCGCATCTTGGGCGTGCCGTTTCTGGCAATGTCACTGAGAATTTCGTCAATGGTCCGGGTGGGTTCCTGCAAACTGTCCGTGATCCGCTTCCACTCGGCCTTCAGGGTGTTGTAGGTTTCTTCGATCAGGGTTTTCTTGGCTTCCAGTTCGTCAATTTCTCGCTGAAGGGCCAACTCCCGCTCGTACTCCGCCAAGTCCTCCTTGGCCTTTTCATAGGCGTCCTGTGCGGACTTCACGGACGATGCGTTGGCTTCCCACTCCCACTGGCCGGTGGCGGCATTGAATACCCGCACCGTCCGTTCCTTCTGGGCTTCCAGCAAGGCGTTCTGCTTTTCCAGCACCGCCGCCTTCAGCTGTTCCAGTTTCAGGGCTTCGTCCTCGGCCTGCTTGGCGTCCTTCAGCGCCGCGATCTGCTTGTCAATGGCGGCTGTCTGCTTGTCCCGTGCTTCCTCCGCCTCTTCCAGCTTTTTGTTAACGGCATCTTCCAGTTCGTCCCAGAGATCCTCTTGGAGTTCCTGAATCTGCTTGGTGATCTTCCAGTGCTCCGTAGACAGGGCGTTGATGTCCGCCTGACTGGCACCGATCCGCCGCATATACTCCGCCTGTGCGTGGAGCGCCGCTTGGATCTGCCGCATCTTGTCAATCTGGTCCGCCGTGCTGTCCCCACGCTCCTGCATAATGGAAAGCTCCGACTTCCGCAGGGATACAATGTCCTTCAGCCGTTCCAGCTCCGCGTCCTTGGTGGACTTGGTGGACTTGGTGGACTTGCTGGATTTTTTTGTCCCGGAAGGCGATTCGATGCCTGTAGCGGCGTTATAACCGTACTTCTCCGATTCCGCAATGGCGTTTTTCAGGCGGTTCATGGCCCCCTGCGCCTTTGTACTCAGAAGAAAGGCGTTTTTCAGATTCTCGTAATTCTTCCTGGACTGGTCAGCGCTGTACGCCGACATGGCAAGGCTTGCTACCTCCTGATACCCCGCCACAATGCTTTTGAGTTGGGTCAGGGTCTCCTTGGCCATGGTCTTTGCGCTGCTGGAAATGCGCCCGTTTGCAGCAATGAGTCCGTCTGACGCACTCAGTGCGGCAGACTTGCACACAATGTACTTGTCCCCAACCTTTGCAATGCTATCCGCCAGTTTGGGATAGGTCTTTGATACCGCCTCCGCCTGTGCTCCCGTCACTTCCACGGCATCGCCATAGGTAGTGGCATAATCCGCTGCTTTGTCATACGCTTGGTTCAGTGTGTCCAGTGCGGCCTTGGCGGCAGAGGTTTTATCCCCCAATATTTCATGGGCCTGTGCAAATTGCGCAAGTCCGGCGGTTACTTTGTCATATTCAGCCCGCACTCCCTCCAAATCTGTGCCATTGTCCTGAAGCCGTTTGGAAAGCTCCTCTGCCTCTCTAATAAGGTAATTTTCGTAGTCCTCCCCAGTGGCGTAGATGGTTTCATTGACATATTCAATGGCAACCCCCAAGTTTTGCAGTTCCTCAATGGACATCTTCGCCGCGCCGGGGATGTAGTTTGAAAGCATAGTGCGAAGATCTTCAAAGGACTTGAACTGCTTATCGGACAAGCCACTGTCATACCGGCCTGCATATTGTCCCGTAATACCCGTCACACGCAGGACCTTTTTCCCGGTCTCCACCTCGCCGGTGGTGCTGTCCAGAACTTTCTGCGCCTTTATTTTTTTAATTTCTTTCAGGTGTTCGATCTGCGACCGAAGTTCCTCATTTTCCTGCTCTATCGCTGCCTTTTCATTTAGGATTTCCGGTGTTTTTTCGTTCCAGCCAAGCTCGTTAATCTCGGTGAGCCGCTGCTGGTTTTCATCCAGTTTTTTTGTGTTATCAGAAATGGCGGTGTCCAGATCATCCAGACTTTTCCGGTAGTCCTTTGTGGCATCCCATAGTGTGCTGATTGCTGCAACTCCCAACCCAATGGCAATGATCCATGGGTTGAACGACACTCCCGCCGCCGACAGCTTTGTAAACGCCGCCGCCGTTCCCTTTGCCGCCGCCTGAATCCCTATCAGCCCCAGCGACACCGCCCCGGCAGTCACCGCAAAATGCCCAAGGCCCGTGTTCAGGACTTCCACCGTGCCGATCAGCACATCCAGCCCGTCCTTGACAGCCTCGGTGCTCACCATGCTTTGAACGAACTCCGTCCATTCGTTTTTCAGAATGTTGGTTTTGCGGGTCCAGCTGTCCAGTGCGTTTTCAATTTCCTTGTCCGCGCTGCCTACGGCGTTGGCGTAGTCTTTCAGCATGGACTGGTACATATCCCAGTTCTGGATCAGGGCCAGCAGCTGGCTCGTCCGCAGCTTTCCGCCGATGTCGCTGACCATCTCCATCAGCTTCTGTTCGGTCAGCAGGCCGTCCTTCATGCTCTGGGCAAGGCCCCCGATGGCCTCCATAGGGTCAATGACCTCGCCGGTGGCCTTCGCCGCTTCATACGCAGCCGGGGCGTACTGCCGGATCACGTCCCTCAACCCGGCGATCTCCCCGGTGGTCCACGTCACGCCCTCGTCAATTTCGGTTTTTGTGTCCCCCACGATGTTCAGCACCAGTGCCCGGAACGCACGGGCCGCTTCGCTGCCGCTCCGCTGGGTCACGGCGGTAATCGTACCGATGGCCGCCGTCAGTTCGTCGACCCCCACATGGGCCTGTGCCGCCACGGGAGCCACGGTCCCCAAGCCTTCCGCCAGTTTTTCAATGCTGGTGGCGTACTTGTTGTCGATCTCGTTGGCGCCGTCCAGCACCTTGGTCAATGCGTCAATGTTTCCCTTGTACTGATACGCCGCATCCACAGACAGTAAGAACTGCTGTGCCGTTTCCGCGTTGGTGTCGCCCACCAGTTTTGTCTTGGTGGCCAGCTCCGCCAGCGCGTCCGCCTGTTCGCCGTAACCGGCACGAGCAAACGCCGCCACAGAGTTCAGATATTCGTCCGCCGCCTCGCCGTAGGCCGATGCCGTCTCATAGGCCCGGTCCCGCAGATTTTCCATCTGCTCCGCTGTAAAGCCGGTTACCTTGCGGACCGTCACCATTTCATCGTCCACCGCTTTCATGGTGGAAATGGCGTCCCGGAAGGCCCCAATGGTCTTGGAGACGATGGTGCCCATCACCTGCCATTGGAGCATTTTCAGGTAGACGTTGGTAAAGCTGTCCCCTAACAGCCCGTTTTTCTCGGTGATCTCTTTCGTGCCCTTCTGCACCTTATCGGAGGTGTTCAAAAACGCTCTTTCAAATACGCTGGCACTGTCCGCCGCATTCTTGGCGGCATTCCCGATGCCCACCATGCCCTCGATCTGCCGCTGGATCGATGTGGGATTATAAGGGGTGTTCTGCGCTGCTCTGGTCTGCTGCTGTAAATAGGCGTTGGCCTGCCGGGTGGCTTTCAGTTCCGCGGCAGCGGCTTTCTCCGCCGCTTGGGCCTGCTGTCGGTAGTTCCGGGTCACGGTCTGCTGGGTCACAGCCAGATCCCCCGTCTCCTTGTTCAGCGTCGCCACCACGCGGGTGGTCTCTCCCAGCCGTGCGGAGAAATCCCGCACCTGCCGCGTGGCTTGCCCGCTTGCGTCAAAGGTGGTGGAGACCTTCTGTAAATTCCCCGCCAGCTTCCCGGCGGCATTGGCCGCACCGTTCAGGCCCTGCGCCGTGCCGTTCAGATTTACCTTCGTGGAGGAAACCGACGCGACCTCTTGCTTCAGCTTTGTGATCTCCGCCCGGACCTCTGTAAAATCGGGGACACCCTTAAAGATAATTTTTGCCATGCTTCACCGCCCTGCCTTTACTTCAATATCCTTCGTCACCCTCCCGGCCCGTGTAGCCGTTGGCTTCGATCTGTAATTCTGCGTCCTGTTGGTTCATGGCTCGTACCAGCGTTTCTTCCGCCCGTCCGCCTTCTACCAGTTCCGTGACAAAATTTTCAAAAAACGGTCTGGGCGGGGGTCTCCGGGTCCAGTCATAGGGCGGGTCCAGATGCTCAATGCGTCCGATCAGCGCGTCTCCGTTCAGCGGGTTTTCCACCTGTTCGCTCTCGCCGCTGGGCTGGTAATCCATGGAAACGCTGTTCTCTGTCACCGCAAACTCCGTGTTGCCGTCAATGTCAGCCAAGCCGCCGTATTCTCCCCGCCGGATATATTCCTTTGGGTCGAATTTTTCGTATACGTCGCCCTGCACGTGCTCGAAAAGGCATTGGGACAGATCCTCCCGCAACGTGGGCATGGCCCCCGCCAGCGCCGCCTTGAACCGCTGTTCCAGTTCCGCAAGATCCTCGTCCACCCCTGTGATCCTGGCTGATGCGCTCCCGCTCATATCCCCGCTCCTTTCCGTCATTTTCGTGACCTCACGAAAATGGTCCCAAGCATACGCCAAAGCATGAGATCCTCATGCTCTCCCGTCCGCCGGGGACCGAAAAAGCGGAGCCGACCGCCGGGTTTCCCCGGCAGTCAGCCCCGCTCGGCTCATCCTATCCAACGCTTAGGATAAGGCGTTTTTGGTGTGTCCCTTATTCGGAGGTGACTTCCAGAACCGCCTGTGCGGTGTACTTGGCTGCCCCCTCGGCGGGATACTGGATGGCAATGCTCCCGGTGCCCTGCGTGCTCCCGGCGGTCACAATGCCGTCGGTGGAAACGGTGGTCCCGGTAGCAGTCCCGGCAGTCACGGTGTACTTCAGCAGGCTTGCGGGAGAGGGCGTCACCAGTTCCCCGTTTTTCATGACCAGCTTGGCATTCACGGGGGCAGTGCCACTGGCGGCCACGCTCACCACGCCGCCGATCACGGCGATCCCGGCCACCTCGTCGCTTTCCTCGTCGGGAACCAGCACCATGTAGGCGGAAGTGCCCATGCCGCCGCAGGCATCGCACTCGGAGGAGATCACCTCGGCGTCCTCGTTGATGGCGCGGCCGGTGATGGTGGTGGTATCGTAGTTGGACTGGTCGCCGGTGGTGTTGGCCCCTTCGGGATTCAGATACAGGCGGGGCACGATCAGGTATGCCCAGCCCCAGCGCGTTCCTTTGGTTCCGGACACGTTCTGATACACGGCGATCTGAGCGGTGAAGTGGACAATGCGGCCGTTAAAGGCGCCGTTCACAATGCCCACCTGAGCCGCGGGCTTCTTGGCGAAGTACCACACCTTGTAGCTCTTGCCGCTCTCCGCGGTGAAGCCGGTAATAGCACCGGTGGCAGGATCGATGGGATAGGGAACGCCGCCCACAGAGTAGGAGGACGCAGCACCCACTTCCTGCACGTAGCAGAAGATGTTGGAATAGCCGTACTGGGCCACCGGCACCAGCTTGCTCACGTCGGCCTTCAGAGAAGTGCCCGTGGCCTCCACCGTCTGGCAGACGGGGGAAACGGCGTTGTAGTTCACGGTGCCGCCCACAGCCATCATCTTGCTCATCAGGTCGAAGTCCGCGCGGGTGAAGCTCACCTGCGTATCACTGTCGCTGGCAATGATGGTGGCAATGCCGTTGCCTAGACCAGCCCGCAGGGGGTCGGTGTTGGCGGAGAAATTGATGTTGCCGGATGCGAACTTGTCGCTCTGGCTCAGGATCTCACCGGTGGAGGGGTCCTGAAGTTGTGCGGAGCAAATGCCCTTAACGTACAGTCTCTTGTCGGTAAAAGTGATCATGTCTGTTCACACTCCTTTTAATGTTCCGTATTGTTGGTAAATTGACTCAGCGGGGTCATGGCCCCCGCATCCTCCCGCTCCCGGTCATAGAAAAGGTGGGGTACAGGGTTCCCGCCCTTCCACTTCACGCCGTTGCCCTCCGAAATGCCGCAGATCAGATAATCTGCCGCCCGCTGGATGGCTTCCTGACGCCGTTTCAGCTTCAGCAGGGGCCATTCGTCCATCTCTGTTTCCTCACAGCCCGTAAACAGGGCGATGGAGGAAAGCAGACCGGCTGGGTCCCGGCGCAGCTTCGGCCCGTTTCTTCGTGCCAGCTCCGCCTCCGCTTCCAACAGGTCCGGGTTGGCGTCCTCATCCGTCAGCTCAATGCCGTTCTGATAGGCCAGAATAGCCCTGAGTCGCTGGAATTGTACCGGGGTAATGGTGATTTCTTCCTCTCCGTTCCATGTAAAGCATATTCCCTTTAAATCCATTGTGTTTTCTGGTGAAAGTTTCACATGAAACAGGCGGATGCGGTCTGAAAGGCTCCGGCCCTCCCCCAGCCGCAGCGCCAGTGCCAAAAACGCCAGCGCCCGGTTGAAAAGGCCCACCGGTTCCTCCCCCCGCTCCATACTTTCCAGATCCATGACCCAATAGGCTGTCAGCAGAGGCATGACCGCATAGCGCACAGGGAGCGCCTGCTGGATCACGTCAATGGCGGGCCTCGCCCGCTCAAATTCCTCCTGCTCACATACCCGGATGGGCCATAGAGTCAGTCCGGCGGTTTCTACGGGTTCGTAACGGTCCGCCGCCCGCTTGATATTCCGTGAGAGTTCCATTCTTTTAATTCATCCTCTCCAATATCTGAAATCAAATGGTAATGCCCGCACTGGCAAACAGCGCCGCAATACAGGCTCCGGCGATCAGCCAGATCACTTTGTCTACAAGGCTATCCCACCGTTTGGCGGACTTCCCTTCCATCTCCGTCATCTTTTCATCGATCCGGCTCACCTTTGTGCCCATTTCCTCTTGCTTGGTCGCCATTACCTCTACGCTGGCAGTCAGTTTGATCAGCGCCTGCTGATCCCGCTCCACCTCCTCCATGCGGTGTTTCAGGGACTTGATCTCGTGCTCATGCCCCTCTATCTTTACGGCTGCTTCTTCCATGGTCATGGTGGCTGTCCTCCCGTTGTGAATTTTCCTTAGTCCTCAATGGTATCCCCCATGGCGGCTTCGCTTTCCGCCCAATGTATGCTCATTTTCAGTTCCCGGCCTACCACCGTGCCCGTCTGGTCATATACCGGGCGGCTTCCGTTGTCTGCGTGTGCGGCACGGGAAAAATCGCACACGCCGATCCCCGCCAAATTCACGCCGTTCAGTGCCTCGATGATGCACTGCTCCATATCGTAGGAGCGGGCGTATGCCTCCGTTTTGGTGGTGGTCTCTTGGTTCACGTTGCAGGAGATCACAAACGTGATCCCGATCCGCGCGTCAAAGGGCGTCTGTGAAAAAATGCGGCCCAAATAACATTTGATTGTGCTTTTCGCCTCCGTCTGGGCCTCTCCCCAGAACTTCTGGGCGTAAAGGCGATACCCTTTCGGGTGCTTGCGGCGCTGGGTGCTGCTGTCTACAACAGGCTCGTTCCCGTCAAAAAGAAGGCTCTGCTTTTCCTTGGCCGTAGGCAGCCGCTCTCCCAGCGGCTTGGCCCCGTCATGCCAGAGGTATTTCATCAGCCGAACACGGGGGCGGGTGTTGTCATCCACCGGCTCGTAGCCGTCCGGCAGCGGCAGGTCCATCAGATAGGTCAACAGCTTGTGGGGGATCTCCTCCGCCCCCCGGAAGGTCAGAAAACCGGTCTGTACCCGCTCGTAGGGATAGGTGGGGCTGTGGAAGGCCGGGTTCATTGTTCGCCGTCCTTCCGCTGCTGAAAGGCCGCGTCAAAGGCGCTCCGGGCCTCCTTCAGATCGTCCAGCGTCTTTTGCACCGCCTCCGGCGTCATGCTCTGCGCCGCAAGGTCCTGAAACCGGCTCACGGGATCGTTCATGGCTTGCAGCATCCCGTAAATCTCCGTTTTCAGCATCTTTTCCAGATCACGGTAGTCCGCCAGCAGGTCAAAGGCTTTGTCCCGCAGCTCCGGGCCTTTCCCCTTCATGCGGTCGATCTGGTTGAAGATGTGTCCTCCGGCCCACCGGTCATAGTCATCGGCGGACATAAGGTAGGTTTCTCCCTCCACCGGCTCAAAGTCCGCTCCCAGATACAGCTTTACAAAGCCGCCCATGAGATACCGGCTCCGCCGCTCCACGTTCTCCTTGAAGTAGGGGAGCACCTGTCCCCCCTCCACCCGGACCTCCATCCGATCAAAGCACCGTCCGGCGCACTCCGCTGCAAACGCCGCCTTTTCCATCAGGGGCACATAGTCTCTGGCTACCAGCAGCCCTTCCTCCGTCAGCTTTTTCCATTCCATATACGTCATTCCTTTCAGATTTTTTGGAATTTCTCACGATCAATCCCCCGCAGGGGGCACACCGCCGCCTGCGGTGTATTCTCCCACTGCCCGGTCACGCCGCATAAATGCTGGTGCCCGCAGATGGGGAATTTTTGCCCCGGCTGCTTCTCACACAGCAAGCTCACCGTTCCAGGCCGCTTGTAGGCGTATGGACACTTCTCTGCCATCTCACAAGCCCTCCAATTCGATCTCTGCGCTGACGCTCTCGCCCTCGCATCGGGCTGTTACCGTCAGCGGTTTCGGGCTGTTCCCCCAGCACCGGACTGTTAACCGGTTTTCATTGACACTCACGCTGTAAGAACCCTCTGCGGCTCCCTCATAGGTCCACTCTACCGCTGCGTCCTGTCGAACGCCGCCGATAAACAGCGCTGCCTCCAAGGTCTCTACATCGTAGGGGGCCATGTACTTGGGAACCTCATTCAAAAACCGCACCGCCGGTGTTTTTGCCGCCGATGCCTCCACCGTCACTGTAAACTCACCGGCACAGTCCCGGTTCTGTTCCAGTGTTGCCTTGATCTGGCAGGTGCCCTCGCCTACCGCCGTTACCTCGCCTTTGCCATCCACCGTGGCTACATTGGGATCGCTGGACGTCCATATATAGCCGATGGGGTGTTCCTCCGTGTTCTCCACCTCGGCCCCATTCCGCCGGGAGGCTGCGGTAAATTGGGCCGAGTCTCCCGCCGTCATGCGAGGCGCCCCGGTGACAAATACCGCCCAGGAGAAGTTCTTCCCCCCTGCCACCTTCGCTTCCAGATCGTCGATCTCGTGGTTCGGTTCCTGCATCCGGGCGTTAAAATACAGCAGGTGTGTGCTCTCATCGTCCCCGGTGAACTCCTGCGTCACGTCGGAGTAGCCGGTGATCTGATAGGCCCGCCGCCCTAAGATCAGGCGGCTGTTCTGGTCCAGCTGCTCTGTGTTGGCGTTCCGCTGGCAGATGATGTTGAAATATCCCTGCATGATGAGGGTCATTTCCTGAAAGTCATCGGATGTGGCCTGCGCCAGTGACTTTTCCACAAGAATCGGTTCTTCTCGGATGTTCCCGTACCAGTCCAGAAACCGCCACACGGCGTTGCACCGCCGCATGATTCCGGCCCCTATTGCGCTGGACAGGTTGGAGGGGTTCGTCACCAGCCAGTAGGAACCCATGGTCTCCACCTTAGCTCCCTCCGGGATGTAGTCCACACCGGCGTCCGCCACCAGAAACGCCTTCTGGTCATCGGTCTTTCGGGTAAGGCTGACGCCCTGCTTGGTGGTGTCGGAGAACCGGATGCGCTTCGTGCTCCACCGGTAGAAGTCTCCGGGAACTAAGCCCTGCATCCGGGCCGTCACAAAGTCCGTGGCGTAAGGAGCCATTTCCTCCACAAACCGGGCCGTGGCATCCGCAAAATACTGCCGATTCCGGTCCCGGTATTGAGCCGGAGCGTTGGTCGCCCTGCCGTTCCCGCCGCTCAAAAGGCCAATGTTTTTTATGCCGTGCTTAGCGTCCGCCATGTGGCTCCCTCCTTTCAGATCAGCTTCATCTGTCGTGCCGACCGGTGGAACGCCGTTGCGTATAGGCAGTCCTGCTCATACTTCCGCAATTCCTGATTCAACAGCCCCCGGTTTTGCAGTTTCTTCTTGCTTCCCTTTTCCATGTACTGCGGTTCGTTAGGTGGGTTAAAGCTCCGGTCATGATCCTTGGGCGCGTCGCTGAGCCAGTTGCGGAAAAACCGCTCGTCCCATACGGAGGCTACGCACAATCCCAACAGCCGTTTCTGCTCCGCCGTCAGGTCATGGGCAAAGGCCCCGTCCGTGTAAAAGTCCATTTCGTACCGCAATCCCGCGTCCATCTGGGGAGGGAAGGTCACGGTCCCGGTCTCCGGGTCATATACCGCCTCTCCATACGCTACCAAGAGCACGGACCCGTCCGGCTGCTCCGCCCGCTGTGCGCAGGAGAATAATTCGTAGCCGGTCATCCCCGTCTCTACTTTCGTCTCTTTCGCAATGCTCTCCAATGTGGAGACCCATGCGCTGTCCCCGTAGGCGGGTTCCGTCATCCCATCCTTTAGGTAATCCACCATCTCAGGGGGACGGTTGAATACCGGAATTGCGTTTTTCATGTACAGGCTCATCCGCCGGAGGAACCGCGCAGGGCTTTCCGCCGCCTGATCCGTCAGTCTCACGTCATCAATAAAAACCATGGCATGGTCCGAAATGATCTCGCTCCAACTCGTTCCCATAGCCGTCCCTCCTTTTCGGCCTGTTTTATATATTTTCCGTCCCGCCCTGTTTTTCGGAACGGTCATGTTCTGTTTTAATATTGCCCCATGCCGCCGCATTCCCAGTAGCATGGGGCTTTTTGCCTGGTTTCTCTCAGCCGGTCCAGTCGGCCTTGGCCTCCCGCACGTCAATATGGGTGAAGCCCTGTCCGGCGTACACGCCCACGCCGCCCCAGTCCGGCATGAGTTCTCTTGCGTAGGCCGCCACCGCTGCCGGGGTCTGGCCGCGCACGGAAATGTCAGCCGCCGTTCCGTAGCAGTGCTGACTGTGGGCCGCACCGCCTACCTTGGCGTTGTACTGGGGCGTCCGGTAGGCGCTGTGGATGATCACCGGTGCAGCAAAATGGCTGCGGATGCTTTGCAGCACCATCACCAGCCGGGGGGCGGTCAGAACGGCGTCGCTGCCGTCCTTGCAGGCAAATTCTTTCACTGTAAAGTTTGTGGACAGCTTCTTGCCGCCGTCTTTCGCCTTGGAGTATGCGTTGATCTCTACCATGGGTTTCTCTCCTTTCGGTTCAAATGCGTCCCCGCTTTTTAGCTTCCAGACGAGGAAGAACGGGATCACCCGCCCGTCTCCGGTAAAGCCCTCGCCTGCCGAATCCATGAAGCAGGTAGACCCGCCGCCGTCCATCATAATGGCGTTGTCCCAGCCGGACGCGGCCAGCAGATCCCGGAGCTGTTCCGGTGACCGCCTGGCTTTGCTCACATAGTAGGCAAACCGCCCGTTCTTGGTGCCGATGGCCGTCCGGGGAGCGCGGTACTTCATATCAGCCCCGCAGTGGACGGGGCTGATCTTCTTCCCGCCGATGATAAGGTGAACGCACTCCATGTAGTTTGCGTCCCCGTTGGGCACGGTTTTCACGCCGAAGTCCGACGGGGTGTTCCAACTGATGGCCCACGCCCGGTAATTGGGGGTCTTACGGGCCTGTCCGTCTGCCTTCAGGTGGCAGGCCGGGGTCTGGTTCCGTAGAAAAATGGAGCCGTTACAGATCGCGTCTCCGCCTGTCTCCGCCAGCATCTTCTTGATGTTGGTCTTGGTGGAGCGGAGACGTTTTCTGTTGAAATAAATCCGCACCCATTGGAGGTCCTGAAGCGGAACTGTCCCCGCTCTGGTCATTTTCTCAGATTCTTCCGGCTGTAGCAGTAGCCCAGACTGTCGTAGTTCAGCTCCCAGTGACCCACGGTAATGGTGGTGTCGGCGCGGCTCTCGTCCCGCTCCATCACGGGGATGGCAGTGCCGTAGACTCCGCCGCCGGGTGCCTTCGTCGAAAGACGGACGGGCTTGCCGTCGCTGGCGATCTCATACAGGCCATCCTTCCGGTCATCCTCCGCGGGGACAAAGCCCTCGGCCATCTCAGCCTCGGTCCAGCCCTCCACAAGTGCGCCGTCGGGATTCAGGTGGAAGTTGGCCCCCGCCACCTTCAGCAGTTTGTTGACTTCCTCAATGGTCTTTCCGGCCTTCTTGGCCTCGTTGATGATGTCCACATACTTCTTTTCCATGATTTGTTTTCCTTTCAAATCAAAAAATAGTTGTTGTTCCTATCTATGTCCCCCTCGTCCTCGCCCCGTCTCCCGTCCTATGGGAGAGGGTTTCCAAAGGGAGAGGGCCGCAGCCCTCGCCCTTTGTGCCGTTGGGGGTCCAGGGCGAAGTCGGAACGCCCTGGTGCTTTTCTTCCGGGGTGTGGGGCGGGTTCTTTTCCAGAAAAGAATGCGCCCCATGTCCATGCGGTGGGAACCGCCCCCTGCGGGGAGCGCAATTTTAATTACTCATCTGTTTCGCGATCTGATTCACGCCGGTGCTGGCCAGGCCGCTTACAATGCCCACTGCCACGGCGGTGAGATAGTCCGTTGCGGGAAAGTCTGCCATAATCAGCATCCCCACCACGCCCAGAACGCCGCCGGATACGCCCACAATAATGGGAATCCACTTGTTCTCAATGGCGGTGGCCTTCACAGCCATGCCGATCAGGTAGCAGATCACCGTGATTACCGCCACGCTGGCAATGCCAAATCCGGAAATATCCATGTCTAATTCCTCCTTTTATCCTTAGTCCTCTTCCGCTGCCTCCGCACTGTTCAGTGCGTCCAGCACCGGGCGGAACATTCCCTTCCGCCGGGGGTCCTCCTTAGGTTCTTCGGCATACCGGGCCTTGTTCTTCGCATTCAGCTTCTTCAGCAGCTCCCGGCTGTCAGCACTGACCTCGCCCCGCTCCCATGCGTCATAGTAAGCCTTGGCCACCATCTCCTGATGCTCCGTGCAGAGATCGTCGAAGATGTCCAGCAGCTTGTCCCCCATGGTCACGGCGCAGCGAAACGCCGTCTCGTCCAGCACCTCGCCCTTGCGGTACGCGCAGTGATACACCGCCCGCTCGTCATCCGTCATGCCGTTCAGCACCACCAGCCAGCGCCGCTCAATGAGCCGTCTTGCCGTCTCATCATAGAACCGGCTCCACTCGCTCTTGGGCACCATCACAGTGCCGTTCTTCCCGGTCACGGTGCCGTACATCCCGTTGGGGCCGAATACAGCCAGATTGTCGTCCGCCACCGGGGCGCACCAGCGGAGCGTCACTTTTTCCGTGTCTGCCATCACCTGCACCACTTGGGGTTTGACCTCCGCCATGGCCTTTGCAACGGCCTCCTCCGCCGCCTGTTTGGCGATCTCCGCTACCTCATCGGCTGTATAGAGCTTTTCGGGTTTCTTCTCCGCCGCAGGTGCTTTCTGCTCTGCCACGGGCGCAGCCTTTGTCTGTTGCCGCAAGGGCTGGTCGGCTGCTTCCAGCTCCTGGGCTTCGATCCCCGCCGCCACATCTGCGGCCGTCCGTTTCTCTTTTGCCATCCTTGTCCGCTCCTTTCAGATAAAAGATGCTGGTTCGTTTCTTGCGCTCCGTCCTCATGCGGACCTTGCGCCATATCTGCGGGAGAGAGGGCTTCCTCCCTCCCGCTTGGGGTGCTTACGCGTTGATGACGGCCATCTTACTGGCGAGGACCGGCACACAGTCGATGGACATGGAGACAACCACGTCGATGCTCATGTCTGCGGTCTGGTCGGGGGTCATCTCCAACTGAATGGGCGTGCCCTCCTCCATGCCAATGTAGACGGGCTTGTAGCCGCCGGCGGGCACCATCCAAATCTTGTCGGCGGGCACAATATCCACAACGGTGGTATTCTGGGTGCCGGGGACAATAGCAGTATCAATGGGCATCAGGTTCATGCCCATGTACTCGCCCAGGAAGCCGTACCGTGCCCAATCCACGCCCAGCATGGTGGACAGGGCGGCGTCCAGATTCACGGTGGAGGCGTTCACCACACCGCTGGGCAGCGCCTTGGTCAGTGCGGAAGGACGGCCAAGGGCCATCACGTTCCGGTAGCGGGTCCCGTTCACAACGCTCACGCGCTCACCGGCAGTGACCCAGTTTGCGGAGGTGTTGGTAAAGGTCATGTTGGCAGGCACATAGGCGGTGTTGCCCGTCATCTTGGTCAGGGTGCTGATCCACAGAGCGGTGATCTTGGAGTACATACCGGCGGCCAGAGCGTTGAAGAACCGCCCCATGTCGGCATCGTTGCCCACCAGCTGATACCACTTCATGCTCACCCGCGCGGTGCGCAGACGGGGGTTCAGGGTCACGCTCTTGTTGTAGAGGGTGTTGGCGGGCTTGGAGCGGGAGGCGCCCCAGCTGTCATCTTCAAAAGATCGGAAGAGCACACGTC